TCCTCCAGGGACTTGGGTATTACTCCAACCGTATTCATTGGTTGTGTCATTATATAAACCTGTACAGTCTGTAAACTTAACCTTTTTACAGTTATTTGTAAAACAGACTCTTAATTTAGGGGTTACTGTCGCCATTTTGTTTTGATATTTGAGGTTGCTCTACCTTATCCAAAACCTCTTTTAATTTACCTTCTAAAAACTGGATGACTGGAGTATAATTTCTAGCTATTTTCATAGGTTGACTTAGCATAAACTCTAATACACTATTCACTTCTACAGCAGTAAACTCTACTTTTAGTTGAGGTGTAACTTGTGGTTTTGTACCTACACTTCCTTTTGTTTGTTTGGATGGATTTGCCATTTTAAATTTAATTTGTTATTAATAAATATGCAGTTTCAAAAATAAGCAATCCTACTCCAATTTCCAAAACTGTATTTTTTATTTTTAAAGTCCTATTTTGTTTCCTTAAAAGATCCCCATCTTCTTTATATTTTAACATAATTTCTTGGTCTATAGCTTGTTTATTTAGCAAGCTTTCTCCAAGTTGAGTAACGGATTTATGTTCAAAACCAGTAATTTTAGCATAAACTTTTACCTTTTGCTGTTCATAAGCTAGTAAACTATCTAGTTTTAATGCTGTAGCATACCAATAATTTAAGGAAGATTCATTCAGGTTGATCAGTTGAATTTCGTAGTTTGAGAGTATACGAATAGAATCCATGCTTAAATTTGGAATCGCAACTTTTAAGGGTTGTGTCCAGCTGTGAGAGACTAGTCCCATAACCAGAATTAAGAATATTAGTAACTTCTTCATTATAAAATTTATTTACAATAGGTTGAGTTTGTATAATTGTATTTTGTATTTGAACAATAGAATCTAAACTATCTCTTAGTTCGAGGACTCTTTGATTATTTAACTTTACTTCAAACAATAGGCTATCTGAAATAGCCGTTAATCTTGTTATAGCTGGGCTTTCTACTACTTCTGATCTCTTATTTCTCTGATATATAACAAGAACAATAATTAAAAAAATAAGTAGTAAAAAAGCCGAGTGCTTTGTTATGTCTTTTAATATTTTGCCCATCGAGTAATATGTGTATTTTTATTTAAAAGTCTTTTTTTCTTGTAAAATCCGTCTCCAGTTCTTGAATCTCTTGCTCCTAAATCATTTGTATTTCCTTCTAATGTTACAACACTAGTAGATTTTAAAGAAACTACTAAACCAGTATGGCCAATACCTTTATATCTAGATTTATCGGCTTTAAACTTTGAGTAAGAAAGCGACATGACTAAAACATCTTTACTTGAAAACCCCTCCAAAAATATTCCATCAGTATAAATCACATCCTTTTTGTTGTAAGAAGTAGGCGACCATCCTGTAATGGTGTTTGGAACATTACATTCTTTCAACAACATTTTTACAGTATAGGCACACCAAGCTTGGCCAGGCTGCCAACCTACGGATTTTAATTTATATTCAAAAATAGGATCTGAGAATCCTCGATTATTACCACCTTTTTCAACTACTCCTAAATACTGATTAGACTGCGAAATTATACAATCATAAACAGAATTACTAGAATAATAAAAAGCAGGAATAATCCAAAATAATACACTAAATATAATTTTAATCTTGCCCATGTTGTTAATTCATTTTGAACTCTTTCTTTTATCTCTCGTGAATAAAAAAACTTCTGAAGAGACCTAGCATTAAAAAACATGCCTAACATAACAATCGTATTACCAAATATTACTGTTAAAGCTGCCAATGCTAATGGTTGTAAAAATCCTATATCAAAAAGTTCTCCACCAAAATATCTCACAGAAAAATATCCTGATAAAGCAAATGCTAAGAATGAAAATGGAACAGACCAAATTCCATCCCAAAATTGTAGTTTATACATGAATTTCTTCCAAACGTTTCTCATATTCTAATTTTTTTAATTTTAATTCAATCTCTGAATTTTCTTTTTTTAACCGGGCTTCTTTCATATTATACCAGCCCTTAAAAGTTAGGATTAAACCCAGAAATATCATTAAAGCTTTATAGATCCAGTTCAGATCATTTAAACTTAAAGCTGTTATAATGTAAGCAAATCCTACAAAGGAACTGTCTAATAAACCTAAAAGATCTCTTTTCATGTGTATAAATTGTTCTGTGATCATAAATTAAAAATTTTCTGGATACATAATTTCTACAAAGATACCTAAATTATATACAATATAATCATTTATATTAGCATAAAATTGTGAACCATTACTAGCCGTAACTAGTAAAACACCATCTACTACCTCAGTAGTATCAAAAGTTAATTGAGCATTAATTTCAGCTACATTGTCCCCTGTGAATATAATAGCTGTTAAGACTCTTCCCTTTTTAGTAGTATAAGTAGGCATTAGGCAATTTGTATTAATTGTAAAAATGAACCTGCTTTAGCTGTAATAGATCCTAAACTAGTTTCGCAAGCAAATTGTACTTGTAAGTTCCCATTGGCAGAGGGCTTAATTAAACCCTTAATTTCAAATATATTACCTGTTGTAGCAGCAGATGTTGAGTTAAAACTTGCGGGTAATTGGTAAGAGGATAAACCTTGGTTAATTGAGTGGTTTACAGCAGATAAACTATAAGAAGATCCATAAGATAAGAAAGTTACTGCTGGGCCATTAATTGTCCATCTTGAACCTACAGCTGTAGAAGATGAATTATAATGCCCAAATGCATATATATAATAAGTATTTCCCGCAACTACTGGTAAAACTAAGTCTGTAAAGTCTTTTAATGTGTTAGTATTATTGTCTGTAACATCTGATGAAGCTACTACAATTGAAACAATTTTAGAGTAAGCTAGAGAAGTAATCCAAGTTGGGTCAGCATAAGAACCAGAAGTTAACACATCTCCAACAGTCCAGGTTCTATCTGTACTTAAATCTTGAGCAGTTCCATTAATAGTTAAAGTCCTAGAAGTTGGAACATAAGAAGATAAAGCACTTGACGTAATAAAGCCAGTATCATTGTTAAACTCTGAAATATCAGGAGGCCCGGCAAGCCAAGTTGTAAAAGCTGGATCAGTTTCTGAAAAAGAAGTTAAAAAACCAGAAGGATTTCCAGATAATGGATAAGCATCTGTAATACCATAACCACTTAAAGTAGTTGGTTTAGAAGTTAAGGATGAAAAAGTATGAGTATGTCCTAAAGCAGAATAAGTTGCGGCTGCCGAAGCACTGGTTAAATAATTTGGTTTATCAGCTAACCATACAGGATCAGTCTCAGATAAACTAGTTAAATAACCTGCTGTAGAATGATCACCCCATGAATAAGCAGTGTCCCAATTTGTAATATCACTTGATGTAATTCCAGCTGCATCTGACGCTAAAAACACTGGGTCAGTTTCTCCGGATAAAGTAGAGGCAGGTATTTGATTGATTATATAAGAAGTTAGTTTATCTAAACCAACCTTATTTGGATGATCTTTCTGATATTGTCTTACGATAAATTCAAAACTATCATCAAGTTCTCCTGTATACTTGTTTATAGTTGAAAAATCAATCATTAATCAATATATTGATAAGTTACATAAACAGTTTCATTTCCTGTCCAGTCAGCATTAACCGTCCCAAATCTTAGGTAAAACTCTCCCGCACCGTTATCCTCAAGAGTAATAGAGTCACAAAGTGTTTTTGACCTGTCTTGAAATGTGATTGTACCGACAGCTGTTGAAATAGAGCCATTAGGTTCTGCAAAAGTAACGGTTGAATTACCTCCAACAGCCGCTGATAAATTTAATTCGAGTTTTAAGCTTATTACACCAGTATTTGCAACCCTTAAAATAGATCCTGATACTACGGAACCAGTTCCAGTGGTAATAGTTAAAGAAGGAGAGTAACTGCCTTGCTGAGCTTTATAAGATTGAACTACACCGTCTGCATCAGTGCCTAATAAATTAGCAAAACCTGTAACATTATTATTTCTTGTACTAGGATATTGAGTTAATTTTACATCTCCCGTGTCTCCTAATAATTCAACGGAATTTAATTCTGTATTAACCGTAGTAGAAGCTGCACCTGTGCTAGACACTTGAAGCTTTAAACCTCCGCCTGCTCCAGCACCTGTACCTAAACCAGCTCGAATAATAAGATTATGACCTGTTAAATCCGCAGCAGAAGTGGCATTATATCTTTCTGGAATTCTCCAAAGAAAATCTTTTTGTAGTCCATCATCACCTGTAGAGGCAGGATTTCCAGTTTGTCTTCTAGATGGCCCTCCAAATATAAAATCTGTAATTTGTTGATCTCCTCTAGAGCCCCCAATAGTACATTGGTTATCATCTGTAATATGAGAACCTGCTCCAATTCCTATTGAATTAGAATAATTACCACCTAAAGAGGCATTTTGACCAATAATAGTATTGAAGTCAGCTGGTGCATAGCTGTCTCCTGTCACTTGTCCAATTGCAGCCCCTATTAAAACATTTCTATTAGAGGTTGTAAGTAGCTCTGAATAGTGACTTAAAACAATATTTTGAATACCTGTTGTTACACCTCTACCCGCTTCAGACCCCATGTAAATAGAGTTATAAGCAGTGGTAGCAGTTGATCCGGCTAAATACCCAATAGCAATACTTTCATAACCACTTGTTAAAGCAGCTAATGAACTTGTACCTATTGCAACATTTCCACCAGATGCTCCATTGTGAACTGCTAAATTACCCCTACCAATAGCTACATTATCATTAGAAGTAAAAGCTCCATTCAAATTATTTAAACCAATAGCAACGGATCTATTACCACTTTGTGTAGCTGTAAAATTATTACTACCTATACCAACTAAAGAATAACCAGTTGTTAATGCCTCCCCTATATCTTCACCTAAAAGAACATTATTTACTCCTGTACCAGTATAAGTAGTTAAGTATGGAGTCCACAATGAATCATTAGCATTATAAACTACAAAATTTTGATTCCAACCCTTAGTGCCTGAAATATTAGTACCATAATGATATTGCTGTGTAGGAGAAGCTGCATCATTTACTAATTTTAAACCACTAGAATCTGCTGTAATAGACATTTGGTACAATACATCAGCTGTAATACTTGGGGTAGCATCTGTATAAGTAAAATTAATAGTTGAAGTATCGACTAATATACTACCAATTGTGTCTTGAGCATTTTCATCAGTGTATGAGCCAGAACTAGCTATAATTAAAGTATTACCTGCATCATTATAAGTTAAAGTAATACCAGAACCTGCAACTAATAAATTAGCAACCCTGTCATCAACTCTTTCATCTGTAAAAAATAAATTAGTTAAGCCCTCAGGAATATCATCTGTATTTACTTGGTTTGAGCCTGTTCCCCAATCAATATGGGTGTCATTAATAGAGTCTGTTTTTACAATAGCTGTTATACTAGGTGTCGTATCATCATAAGTAAAGTCTATAGTAGAGCTGTCTACTAAAATTGTTCCTATAGCATCTTGTGCCTCTTCTGCTGTAAATGCAGTTGGAGGAGTAGACCAAGTACCGTCCCCTCTCCAATAAGTTGCAGATGAAGCACCAGTTCCACTATTTAAATTAGTAACAGGTAAATTGCCAGTTACATCAGTTGCTAAATTTATAGCTCCCCAACTTGGCGCTCCTCCAGCATTACCATGTAAAACTGTAGTAGTGGTTCCTTGATTTCTAAACAAGGCACTAGCTAAAATTGGGTTAAAATAAGTTGGATTAGCAGAGCTTCCAGTGTTATTACCTAAAACTGTGTAAGCAGCTGCATTAGTTAAACTAAACTGTAAATCTGGTGTAGAACTTCCATTAGTTACAGCTGTTGTAAAAATAGGAGATAAGTCTCCTGCTGTAAAATCTGTTACAGTTCCACCAGAAGTAGTTAAAACATCAAACTCAATCTCTCCAGTGGCATTATTAACAAGTTTTACATAATAGTCTCCAGAAGGAATAGTACTCCCATAAATACCAGGAGTCTTAAGATACATCTTAGTTTGTCCTGTTAAAGTTAATGAGGTAGCTATAAACCTTCCATCAGCAATGTCAGTAAAAAATAAATCATTATTATCACCATCAACTGTTCTGTCCCCTGTTAAAGTTCCGTTAGTATTATAAATATTTTCATTGGTAAAAGTTCCAAAGGTTAAAGCTCCTCCTGAAACTATAATTGCATCTCCATCTGTTGCTCCGGATAAGTCTCCATAAAGTTGAACTTGGTTATCTGCAATTCTAAAATTTAATATACTTGATATTGATGCATTTGTATTAAATAACAAAGTCTCTGTTAAAAATACATCATCTGTATCAGTTCCGTTGGTTATTGAAAAATTAAGCAAATCAAAACTATACTCCTCAACTATACCTGTAGAAGTATTTCTTACTAAAAAAGATGTTGCAGTAGTATTAGCATCTGGCTCTGCTTCTAACAGTAAGTCGTCTTCTATCTTTACTGTAGCAGCATTTAAATTAATATTAGTAAAATTATCTAGTGTTAATGAGAAATCATTACCATCATGTGTATGATCTGCATCAAAACTTAAATCATTTAAGGCAAAATTAGTATCTGATCCAGAGATTAAAGTAGATACTTCTATCTCTTCTACAAAACCCGTAGATTCATTTCTACTTAAAACTCTTAGATTCGAATTACTTAATGGTGGTTGAGTACTTAAGATAAATTCATCAGTTTCTAATTCAAACTGATGTAATCCCATAAAATTTAAATCATGGTTATCTCCTAATAAAGTACGATCAGCTGTAAGAGTTCCATTTGAGTTATAGATATTAACATTTCCACCTGATGTATCCCAAGTTTGGTCTACACTATTCCAAGTATATAATATACCTGCACTATCTACAACTACAGACGGATCATTGTCTCCAGGAGGGTTAGTTGGAGCTCCGGAAGTTTCTAAAATTAAAATTTCATCATAGCCAAAAAATGGTATATGATTTTTATCTCTATCTACCCAATAGAATTTTCCAATTTCAACTTCGTAATCTAGATTAGTTTGTTTAGATTTATAAACACAAATACCAAGGAGACTATCCTCAGCAAAGTCATTAGCTTCTTCTGGAAAAAGATTAGGAATGACGGGAAATATAATATCTCTTGGGTACATAATAAAAGTGTATTATAAGACAAAGGGGACTAACCAACAAACAGAAGTCCCCAATGCCCCATAAAAATTAAAGATTAAGCATCTAAATCAGCAGTGGTAAATCCAGTAGTGAGAATAGTCTCAGCTAATTGATCACCTTGACAACCTGAAGGCAAGTTGGCAGCACCATCTAATTCAAGAGCAAACAGTACATGATAGAAAGTTTTTCCACCATAACCAATTACAGAGTCAATAGGATTAGTGTAACTAATATCAATTAATGAATATCTACCAGAAGCACTTGCATACATTTCTGGAGCTTCATTAGGAATATAAGTAGGAAGAGTGCCAATAGCATTGTCAACCATACTTGAGTATTCCATACCTAACACTAGTTCAGCAGTTCCAATACCACTAGAAGCTTTAACTGAATTAGTTACTGTTACACCAGCATCTGCATCTCCTTTTCTAACATGAACTACAAAAGAATTTTTTAGGTAATCCTTCCAAGTTACATGAGAAAAGTCTTCTCTCAAAGCTGCAATTTTAAGACCCCAGTTAGTTGCAGTTACAATAGCTCCCTGATTTAGACCAGTTGTACCTAATGCAACATAACCTGTTTCTCCTTCATATAAAGTATCAGTGTCAAAGTCGGCACCAGCAGTAACAGTCTCACCAGAAATAACTCTTAAAGGAGTAGAGTCTCCAGCAGCAGTTGTAACAGCTACAAATGCAGTACCAGTCACATCCCATACCACAGGAGGTAAAATTGGTAAATTTGGTTTTGCCCAAACAGTCACCACAGCAGCATTGGCTTCAGCCCCTACTTGACCCCCTGCGTTTAAAGCAGCTGCAATTGTAGTAGCGTTTGCAGGAGCCAAACCTGCATCACCAACTGAATAAGCAGTAGTTCCAATATACACAATGTGAGCATTTGCTGTAGCAGTAAATGTAAATACCCTACCACCAGAACTTGGAATTGAGATTACATCACCAGATGCTGAGTCACCAGTAGAAGCTGCACCAGTAGCTGCTACATAGAAAGCAGCATTCTTAGTGTTTTTAGTAACTTTCAACATAGTACCTGTAGCAGTTAATGCTCCTAAAGTACCATCAGAAACTAATTCACATCTTGCATAACCTGGAGTTTGACCAGATACTTCTAATTCAAACTGTCTCAAAGAAGCAGAAAGCTCTTTTTGCATAGCTACTGCCCATTCTCTTTGTGTACCTGTAGCATCAGTTTTAATTTGACCCATCACATCATAAACAGAGTTAACACCTCTGTGTTTACTGTCATTTTGAGTCATTCTTAAAAAAACCTGATAGTAGGTATCATTTACCTGAGGTAAAGTTAAAGAACCAGATCCGATATTACCAATGAAAGTAATTTGCTCAGTTGGAGCAACATATTTCTTTTTGGTAATTGTCATCTTGGTTACATCCATTAATGGGGTTTCAATTGGATTTTGGTTATTACTTAAACCATAAACAAACTTTACAAAACCAGTTGCAGGCATAGTATCTACTACTTTATTTTGAGCATCTACCATAACTACTGTACCAGCAGGAATGTTTGTTCTATCCACTTGTGTACCATTAGCAGGACGTAAAGAAGTTGCTTGGTAGTCTGCTACGAAGCACCATCTTTTCATTTGATTGTCATTTTTAAAACTCATAAATTTAAAAAAATATTAATTAATTAATTTGTTCTAGTCCTATTTTATTAGGAACACTTTGTTCATTATTAGAGGTTTTTATTAGCTTTACAGCAATCTCTACTAATGTTTCATGAGTGTCTGGGTGTAACACACAGTCTACAGCATTTACAGGAGTCCCTCTATCTACTACAATGTCCGGGGTTAATTTTAAATAAATCAACTTAAAACTAGGAATAGTAAAGGAGCCGTCTGTAATAGTTTGTAATTTGTTACTTGGCCCGTACATTCTCCAAATCACAGCATCACCAGTTTGAGTATTTAAAAACGGCCATTTGTAATAGTTCCATGAGAATCTTATATATTCATCATGAGTTATTACCTCTACTCTTGGTATAATCAAATTTCCTTTACAATCATTCTTATCTGATGTAGGAAGCTCAGTTAAAATAATTGAAAAATCATTTGGTAAATCCCAATATTTGCCATTATCTAATACACCTAATTGTGATGCAGAGGCTGTCAAAGAAGTAGGTTCAGAGATGAGATTACCAAAACCCCATCCCCGAAACTCTGTTTCTTGAAAACCTTCTCTTTTGTTATTAGTGTTTTTACTAATAAACTGTTTTTTAAAGTGCTCTTGTGCTGTATTTAAAATAGCTGAAAGCTCTGAGTCTTCATAAGAAAACTCTGCATCTTTTAAATTTAAAAGAAGCTCTATCTTTTCAGCCATATCATTTGCAGTCAAAAACGCCATCTATATTATCTCTTAATTTGTTCAACCTGAATTTCAAGATTAATCAATTCTTCAGAATGCTTAGGCTCTCTAAAGTAATTAATAATATCTACTAATTTTCCGGTAAATCCACTATCAGGTAATTCAAACTTATCTGTTTTTGGATTATGTCCAATAATTCCTAATGACCTTGCTTTTCTGATAATAAAAATCATATCAGCATCAGGATTAGAAATTGTTTGTAAAAAGTCAGCAGGAGCACTATTAAAATCTAGTGCAAATCTTTTCTTTAAATCTACATCTGAAATATTATCTGAAATTACTATTCCTTTAGTGGTAAAGTATTTTAGCATTTCTTTTCTATTACCTGAAGCAGATAAAAACTTCTGACTAGCCTCTGCCATTGTTACAATGTTATCTACAACTTCAGAATCATTAGAAGTTGCGTCAACCATCATAAAAATTTGACTCTCTCTCTTGTCTTTATTATAGGCCTCTTTAGAAGGAGCTATTTTATCTTGTCTTGAACAAGCAACTTTGTAAATTAGCATATGAGCTGGATTCATTAGATTTAATTCTAATTCTCCATTTGGAATATTTACATAAGTTGGTTTAAAAGTATGATCAGCTCTTTTAACTTTAAACCAATCAGACTCTTCATTGTATATATCTAAGTTTAAGCCCAAAACTTGTTCAAAGTATTCTCTTTCAGTTAATTCTTTTGGATCTCCTTTTGCATCTACTCTGTCTGGACAAGCTTTCTTTTCAGTGTCATTTAAAAGTTTAGGAATTCCATTTGCAGTTAACTGAATGGCATAGCCCTTCATAGCACCTGGATATAAGAAACCAGCTTCTTTCATTTCAGCTTCAGTTCCTTTTTTCACCATATTATTCCATCTTAAACCTGCTGGTGTTGGAATAATAGTGACTACTTTATTTTTTAAATATGGATGATTATTTATCATTTTAAAATTTATTGTTTGTGGTTAGCAAATATAATTAAATTTTTAGTAATTAAGGAGAGGGTTTTTAGGCCCCCTCCTTATTACATTAGTTTATCTAACAGCTAATCTGAATTCCAGAATAGCATCAGGATCAGTTGCAACACAACCAAAGTAATCATGTCCATGAACTTCATAACCTGTTACTTTAGAAGAGATGTCCTGCCATCCATTTGGGCCTGGTTTTGCATAAGGAGAACCAAGACCATTGATTACACCAACATGCATTTTAGTACCTTCTGGACGAATTCTGTATACTCCATTAGAGCTTACATCAGAACCATCAGCCATTACATAGAAAGTGTGGGATTCCACATTACCTAATGCAGATGGGTGCATTTTAGGGAAGAATGAGGTGTCGTCCAACCAGTCAGCAATGTAAACTTCAAACTCCAATCCATTACAAGCTGTTACATAGCCAGTGTTTTGGAATCCGAATTTTTTAGGATTAATAGCTCCTGTATTAGAAGCATTACCATTCATTACATAACCTTCTTGGTTAATAGCCGCAATACTACCATTAACTTTTCTTTGTACTGCTTCATGGAAAGCTCTTGCACCCCACTCACCAGTAATCAATTTAACTCTACGGTTATTTCTTGATCTCTTCTGAATTTGTTTTGCGAAAATAAAGTCAGTTAAGAAATCTAAGTCAAAAGCTGTGTACTCTTGAGCATTACCCGGAGCAATAGATTCAAACAAGCCATAAGCAGTTCTGATGTCAAAACCATTCATGTCTTTTAGTCCATAAGTTCTGCCTTGTACATCCCAGTTTCTCTTAGAATACAGAGAGCCCTTAGCTTTCATTACTTCGAAGAAAGACATAGCTGCAAAGTCAATTGCATTTACATAAGCTTCGATTGTCTCATATTTACCTGTTCTCATATTAGGTACCAAGAAAGGTAATCTAAGTGGAATACCTTTACCTTGACGAATCATTTCGTTAGATACTTGGTACTCAAATCTACCATGAGACATCATAGTGGCCATTTGATAGCTAGAAGCCATCCAACCATTAATACCTCTGTAAGAGAAGTGTTCAGGTTGTGCCATAGACACAGCTGAGAATCTAGTACCCAAAGCCAATTCATCGAGTGGAATTCTAGCTGAACTATCTAAGAAAATAGCTTTTACTTTGTATCTAGTACCTTGAGCTGCTTCCTCTTGTGATTCAATATAGAACTGATAATTACCAGATTCATTTTTGATTTGCAAAGTAGGAGAGAACAAAGCCTTATCAAAGTACATGTAGAAAAACTCTTGTACAGAAATTGAAGAAGTTAAACTTCCAGCAGTTAATGAATTACCTGCTAAGTCTTCTACATCTTTCAGCACACAGTTTTGGTTCACTTTACCTTGAACATCCCAGTGAAACATTTCATTTACTGTTCCTTTAACTTCAATTTCAGGAATAGATTGATAGAATTTGAAGAGTTCCATATCAGGGTCTACACCCCAAAGTCTTACAAGATTATTCGTCAGAGTCTTTGGTGCAGCATATAGAAGCTCATACAAACCTTTTTCAAACATGTACTGGGCCTTGAAATCTCTGGCCTCGTACTTTTGTAATTGGTGTAATTTACTCATAAAAAATTAAATATATAAATTGTTATTAATAACCCAACTGCGCCAATCTATCTGAAAGTGATCCTTCAACAACATCTGTAGTTCCTACTCTACCTTGTGACTGACCCTCTTCAATTAGCCTATCGAGTTTTCGTTCTAAAGTTTTTCTTTCAAAACTTTGTAATTTTGAAAAGTCTGGATTTAATTTTCCGGACTTTTTATCAATATTGAACACTCCTAATGTGTTTAAAACTTCAATCATAAGATTGACTTCATTAGGAAATTCCAGTTGTTTTGATGCAAAATCATTATATAATTTGCCATCTTTATTCTTAACAACTGTTGTTAAATTCTTTTTAGCTTTTTCCTTTACTTCTTTAGGCAACTTAAAACTACCTAAGCTATCAACTTCATCAATATAAGTAATTAACTCATCAAACTGTGCTCCGGCTTTTTTGCCTTTCCCTTGTTTTTGCTTAGAGATGCTTTCTTTAGCACTTTCTAATTTTGAGTTATAAAAATTATCTAAATTTTTCTTTGATTTAGCTCCTAAAGTATCAAGTTTATTTAAAGTCTTAGCCTGGTCTACAAGTTCATCCACTTCATCTTTGCTAAGACCTTTTACAGTAATTAATTCCTCTCTATACAAAGCCTCTAACACTTGCTCATCTTGTAAATCTGTATCAGTTAAACTGTCTAAACTTTGTAGATTACTGATAATATCTAATGCAACAACTTCATCATCAAAATACTCTTTTACATCTAAGAATTTTTTAACATAAGGATTTGCATCTTTAAACTTATCATCAATTTTTTTCTTTGCCAGAGGCTCAGTAATATACTCATCTAAAGCTGCTAAGAGTTCATCAGAGTCATTTACTTGTAAATCTTTAGGTAATTCAATACTATTCTTCAGTGCCATCTCCTCTAAAAGAGCTGTATAAAGACTTTCTTTACCTGTTGATTTAACAGGTTCAGTAGTTGTTACAATTTGAGTTGTACCTTCTGGATTATTATCTTCTAGTTCAGTTTGAATCTGTTGCAAGTCGTCAGATACTACGATGTTGCCCAATTCATGTGAAGCATTTTCCTCTCCTTCAAGAGGAATTCCACTGAGATCTTGAAAACTCTCAGTAAATTTTATATTTGAGAAATCTATACTGTTTCTACTCATGATAATTATTTATTTGTTGGTGGTGTAAAATTATAACAAACTTTGTGTTGTTTTATATGAATTATTGTGTTGGCACCTTTTACTTAGTAGATGATGCCTTCTTTTTTTGAATTCGACTTATTTTTTCCTTCATTATATTACTCCTTTGAGTCTCCTGTTCAGTTTTTTTATTATGTCTTATCGTCTCATTTATTTGTCTTTCTTTCAATGCTAAGTCTACCAAATCAGTTTGAGTATCATCAATTAAATCAAAGTTTTCTCCCTGATTACTGGCTGAGATTTGAATGTCTAAAATTTTAACTTCTAGTTCTTTTTCAAGCATATCCATTTCATGCTTCCTCTGTCTTTCATTCTCTTCCCATTCCATTTGTTTCATTTGCAACATAGCTTCATCTTTTTTCTGTTGAATTTCCATAGCCTGTTGATGCGCCATAGCCTCTTGTTCCTGAAGTTTTTTAGCAATTTGTTGTAATGATCCGGAAGAATTCAGAGTTAAAATTGTGCTAATAGATGCACTTCCTTGAGCTATAGCATTATCTACAGCCTGTTCTAGTCTACCAAATAATTTAGTATCTTCTGATGAATTAGACACATGAATATCATATTCACATTCTGCAATCTCATCAGTGGTATACAAAAACTCTTGTGCCATATCACTTAAAAAGAAAGATCCGGCAATTGGATTATCTCTGTGGAACACTTTTAAAACTTCCACAAACTTCTTAAATACTAGTCTTCGGCAATTTTCCTCTAGTCTAAAAATATATTCTGTGGCTTTTTGAAATTGTTGAATCTCAAATTGTGTATTACGCACAGCCTGTCTTTCTCCAACATCTCCCATTCTTTCTTTTGGAATACCACAAATTACCCCCATTGTATATTCCAAATCAGCTAATTGATTAGTCATCATCTGAATTGCTTGATGGTTACTACCCAGTTCAACTTGTTGAGTAATAAAAGTGTTTAGTACAGATCCTGCTGTTTTACCTGTAGCAGGCCCTTTAAATACCTCTCTAGTTGGATCTAATAATAAAATCTGATCTATATTACTCATGTGTAACCAAAGTTTTGGGTCAATACCTTCTGGTAACATAGATTGGTTAATAGCTGTTTTAGTTCCTTGGTAAGTAGCAATAAGCATTGCTCGTTTAAAGTAGGTTACATCATAACTTAAGTCTAACTCTTTAATATTATCATAGACTGATCTGTCTACCTCTAAACCTATGATAGGAGGTATTCCAGAACTAATATTTGTTAAGGACTTAGAACTAGCTTTAACAGGTCTACAATTTACATAAATACCCTCACCAGATAAAGAGCTATCTCCAATTTTAGTTGCCTCACACCATTCATTAATCCAAAACCACTTTACTGATTCTCCTTTAAACTCATCTGGTTGATAACCTTCACTCACAAAATCAAACTGTGGAATACCTAATTCATCAATATATTCAAGTTTACCAACTTTTCTTCTTGACTTCCAAAAAACTGTTACACATAAAATTTCATTTTGAGTAGTCCTCATAGTACGACCAATTACCGATCCGTATCCAGATACATCTGAAAACTTCACAGGAGGTGCCATGTGCTCTACATCATAATTATCATAAGGTACAACATCAAAAATACTAGAATTATCATAAAGCCTATCTTCATGTCTAAAGCTTAAATTACCATTTGGAAGAAAATCAGCTCTCCACTCTTCTAAAATATCTCGATCTTTTTTAGTCAACTCTTCAGAGTAGTCATCATAAATTTGACCAATAGATTTATAAACTTGAACAAGTATTAAATCTTTTTCATGAATATAAGGAGTGTTACCTCCTACAGTTGTAACAGATAATGGATGTAGTCTTCTAATTTCTGGAGTTCCACCAAAATTGTCTACCCAGTAAACAACTTTCCCCATAACAAGAAAAGATAAAAATCCCTGGGTAAATTTTAAATGCAAATCATCTTTTAAGTAATAATTACTAAGAAGCTGATTCATCACCATCTCTCTAATGTCTTGGTAATCGTACCTCATCCAAGACTTGATCTTTTCTACTTCTTTTTGAAAATATTCCTGAGTAATAGAACCAGACTCAAGAGCTTGAGTAATTAAATTGTTTAACTTTTGAAAGAGCTGAGTTTTTAAATCTTGTTCCTTAGTAGAAACTCCTTCTTCATCTCTTTGTGAAATGGAGATTCTAAATTCAAACTTTCTAGATAAATAGTCTCCAAGTAAAATATTTAGTTTAGCATTTCCTATTCCTATATGTCGAGGTTTAACTGGAAAAGCTTCAAGACCTATACTAGATGGGTCTATTTGCATCATTATAGTTCGCTCATCTAATACACCTAAGGATAAATTATAGTTTTCTAACTGGTTTCTCCAAGTGTTTAAGTAAGAAGAGTCACTACGAGTCATAAAGACTGCACTGTCTACATTCTTTTTATACCACTCTTTTGTTTTCTTAGAGCTGGCTATTTTTTGTTCAGGACGGTGTAGACTCATTATTTTCTTTTAAAGGGGGTAAAGTAGCAAATTTACGAAATCCTAGATCATTTAATCTAGTCATATAATATTCTTGAGCAAAATCTTTTCGTTTTTCTTGCTCAATATTTTTACTGGGTTTAATAGTAGTCTCTTCAAATAAGACTAACATGATTAAGGCTGATAGACTATCAAAGTTTCCATCTTCTGTCCACTTAATCATTTCTTCTAATACTTCTGGATCTTTAATAGTGAGGTACATTAAATCATCCGTATTAGGGCCCTGAGGTTTTAATATGTATGAACAAATTAAATTTAAACCATCCTCATTTATAGACCCCATATTTTTAATACCATAAGTTACATTTGTAGTGGTGCCGTAGTCTTCTTTAGATTTTAATTCTTGAGGAGTTTCTGCTAAAAATCTTAATAAACCTTCATTATCCATAAACATGAAGAATCCTTTTAAGTTGTTTTCATACATTGCCTTAGCATTGTAGAATAAAATAATACGTTTAGCTACCTCATAAAACCATTTTGGATCTTGAGTTCTTCCCATATACTTACACACAAGCCTTTGTGTAATCAAGTCTTTAATCCAAATACAAGGAAAAGATCTTCCTTTTTCTTGGTCTACTGGGTCAATTCCTGCAATGTATCTATTTCTAGGTACAGAACCCTCAACTATAATAGGCTCTTCAAACATTTGAATGGCACCCTTTTTTTCTGCTTCAGTTCCTAAAAACGGAAATCCTAATATAGGTTTATCAGTAGTACTATCTTGGAAATAAAGTTTTTCTGAATCACCCCATTTTAACCATCCAACTCTTGTGCTTTCTAACTTATGTTGAGACTCTCCATATTTAAGTTGTGCTAAGTGTTCTTTAAGCAGAGCTGATGGAAACTTATTATTATCTTCAAGTAAGAAACACTCACTTGGAACTAGAGGATTATTTATTATGTAACCAGTTAATCTAGCATTACTAGTTTTTAATTTTTTTCTTTCTGCTAATTCAGTTTTAAGCGCATAGTCTGCCATAGTTTGAAGGTTGGCATCCTTGTACTTCATTGAAGTGTGAGTAATTGGTAAGAAGTATCCTATTTTTCCCCTGCCTTCATAAATATCATCAAACACTAAACAATTATAAGCTTCTGGATTTGTAAATAAGGCCTCTCCATATTTAGCCGCTGTTCCCTTTTTCAGTTTACCACCAGTACCAGTAAAAAGCATTACGTTATTTTTACGAGCTTTAGATGCTGAAGAGCCCTCAATACCCGTAATAATACTTTCTAAATATTGTACTAATCCAAACTCGTCAATAACCGATAAGTTAGGCCTTAAAGAGTTTGCAGCTAAAACATTATCAGCAAAGACTCTTGAGTATAAAGTAGTTCCCCAATTTGTAAAAACACCTCCAGCTGCTCCTAATTTCCAGTCACTACCTACTGCTATGGTTTTAGAAATAGGAGATGGATAAAACACAGCATTGTCTCCTACACCTTCCCACATACTTCCAGGATAAAAGTTAAATGCTTTCTTAATATAAGACTGTAAAGTTGCAACAAACTTAGTCTCTTCTGACCCAATTAAAGTAGTGGACTTAGGGAACTGTTTCTTAGCTGTTTGAATTAAATATCTATCATAGTCTACAACTCCATCTGTAATAAAATTATGTGCAGATAGAACCGATCCTAATACGGTTTTACCAAATCCTCGTCCTCCTAAGATAACATAATTCTTTGCATCATTAAAGTATAAAGCTTTACCTGGATCACTATATGCCTTTCTAATTGCTTCTTTTGCTGGTACATAATCTTTTCTAGTCCCATCAGCTTTAAACAAGTTACCATAAATTTCAGGAACAAAGGTTCCAGCGATAGTACATCTAATTTTTAATTCATCGTCGGTTAAATCTTGAAGTAATAGTCTATTTGATGATGTATCTAAATTAGCAAAGCCAGAAAAACCTCTGGCCTCTTCAAAGTTATAATAAATATCCCAATCAATATCTCTTATAGATAGAAGGCCCATGCTTTGGTTAGCATAGGCATCTTCTAGATCTATATTGTGAAAATTAATACCGTACCATAAAGGAGGTGGACACCAAATTCCAGCAATTCTTTCTCCTTCAACTATTCTTCTTTTTACTCCTCTCCAAAACTCCATGCGTTCCGCTGAATGTAGCGTAGGGCTAAATTGCGGAATTTCATCAAGTTTAAAGAGTTGTGTATTAACCATGCAAAGTTACAGTGGTAGTTGTATGTGGATAATACTGATAAATTGGTTCCGGACAGGTTGGCCAAAAATTTGGTGTGTACTCAAATTTAGAGTTATCTTTTAGCAATAAAACAAGTTCACCAAAAGTAATAAGTTTTTCATCATAAAGCCTCTGTATAAGAGACTCTTTAATATTAAGTGGAAGTGTGTTAGCCATGTATAATTTCGATTGGATGTCTAAGTTTATATTTAAGTTTAGTAAGTGCTTCAGCAGGTGTAGCAGCTTCAACAGAAAGAATACCTTTTTCAATGTTATTAAAGGTAAATTCAAAATTTTCGGTACCCTCAATTGCCTTAGAGGAAAGAATAGAGTATCCTTTAGTAAGAAGCTCAACTTCAACAAGGTGTTTATTTTCTTTATCAAAGTAGAATTTACCTAATACTGATTCATATTGTTTATTAAAGTCTTCATCAGTAAAAGATGATTCAACCACTTTAATAAAATCTTTATCTTTTAGCAGTAAGTTAATCAGGTAGTCAAATTTTTCAGTTTGTAATCTTAATTCTTGCTGTAAAAAATTAATATGCATACCCATATTATTAAAATTCTCTTCTACATTTTTAGAGAATTTATCTACGTGCGTTGCTAATCCGTCAATTGAAAAGCTTGGTTTTTTATTTTTGCTCATGTTTGTTGGTTAAATTTTTCCAGAATCACTTTCAGAAACTGGTTTTGATTTTGATAATGTCATGTCAGCACTTAGCTGTTTTTTAATTCTATCTAGTTCATCGTACAGTTTAGGTGTTTTACTTAAGATACTTTCTACAAGTTCAATTCGTCTGTCATCAGCTGTTTTATAATCCACTGAATTGGCAAACTCTTCTCTTTTTTTCATATGTTCGCACCAAAACATGTAACTTTTATCTGCCACTGTTAAGACTACATCTTTGTAATCTTCAATTAACTTTTTATTTTCTTTAGAGTTCCAGTTAAACTTTGGGTTAGCTAAAATAGTTTTTTTAACCTGATCCCATCTTGTTAGAACTGAGTAGATCGGAGACTGAGGATTTACACATAAAGACAGGGCCCACATTAACTTACTAGACGCCTCTTTATTCTCTGAAGTATCCTTTTCATATAAACTAGCAAATGTTTCTAAAGTTAAAAAGAAACTATTTACTTTCCAAAAATTTTCATCAACTTGAAATACCATTGTCTTCTGCTTGTGTTTGATCTTTTAAAAAGCCTATTTTCTTTTCTTCTGGAATTTCAAATTCAACTAATTCATGCTCTTGAAACCATCCAGATTTAGTTAGAAAAACAGCCCAATATTCAAATGTAAAACTAGTCATGTTTAATCTCATGTCATAAATTACTCCAATCTCTTTTTCGTCATTTATTACAGAGACTAGCTGCTCAACTGGATCTCCCTGTACAAACAAGGGTTCAATCTTCAGTTTTTTCCTCTTCTGTGCTGAGTCCGGTATTATCCAAATTTCCATGTTTGTAGTTTTTATCGTATTTATCTCCTAACTTTTTTTGCATAACTGGAAGAAACTTACCAAACTGAGCAAAGAATATTACTTCAAAATTATTTTCTATACGCCCGTTTATAAATCTTCCTAATTCTGCTTGAAACGTAATGACATCATCTACATTTAAACCATACTTTTTAGCAAGTTCTCTGGTTAAATCTGCCTGTTTCTGGGAGAACTTTATTGCTTTATTGTTCCAATTTAAATCTGAACTGAATGCCATCGGTGTTTATTTTATCTAGTACTGGGTTTAACTTTCCTTTTTCATAAATAGGTAAACCGTTAAAACTTAAAACTTTTTGAGAAACCCTACTTAAAACGTTGACAAAATTAGTATAATCCATTTCCAGGTTCTCTCTTATGAGTTTTTTTACATCTGATGAGTGGATATACTTAGATCTAAAATTAATATCAACATTTTTAAATTGATCATTGACTTTCATAATTTCAGATACTACATCAAGTTCTTTTGGAGTTAAAGCATTTAATTTAAAAGCTTGTTCCTCATCTTTTAGGCCAATAAAAGAATTAAGAATTAAAAGGTATACATAAAATACATTTTGTGAATCTGTTGGTATTGTTATAGTATTCATGTTACTTTAAATTCATAACCTTTAACTTCTTCATAAGTCATTGGTTTTATGTTAACTGTTAACTCTTTACCTAGTCTTAAAGCTCTGTGCTCTTTCCAATAAGCATTTAGATCTTCCATTGATGGAAACCAAAGCCTAATAACACAGTTATTTATTCTAGGTAAAATTTTCATTTACGGTTCAAAGATAAGTATTTATATTCTTATTTCCAAGTTTCAGCTTTTACGGCCCACATTTGAGAAGTTTGTGCCTCTGTAATTGCTACAGAGTACATTCTTACTTTTTCTTGATTTATAACTCCACCTGCTTTTCCTATTAAAAGTTCATTTTCTCTTAGGCTATTTAAGAGGTCAATTAAATCTGCATAATGCTTCTTAATTTTATAAACTGTATCATCATTGGAGGGATTAAAAGACAGTCCTACTGCTTTTTCACCAAATGTAAATTTATTTTCTGACATATTATTTGCGTAATCCCGCCGGATTTTAAGATGTTATTTTTTTAAATTCTTCCACATAAGTTTTCAAACCTTTAAAGAAGTTCTTAAATTCTTCATAAATTTCGTGATCATTATCAACTAGTGTTCCCCGGATAAAAACATCTCCATTGGGTTCGGCCCTAATTAATGGTGGATTTTCATTATTTAAACTTAGTACAAATGGGGTATCCAAAACTAGTTTAAAAGTTAATGAGTAGAATGTATCGGCATCCTCCCATAAACATTTATCTTCTTTTATATCTGACATTATTTAATAAATTTTTTACATTTACAGCATCTGTACTGGTAGTTTGATTTCATTTTTACAATTTCAACTTGTTTATTACAACACTTAGTAAGCTGAGTTAAATTCCTGGTAGCTGCCTTCAACTCATACGCACCCCTTAAACCTGTCCAAAGTGTAATTCTTCGATTATCATCTATTTTAGATGATTCAAAGTCTGTACTTAAATTTTTTAAAAGATCTTGATTAAGAGTTGAATAATTTTCCGCCATAGTTAAAAGTATTGTTTAAACAGTGAATAGTGTCTGCTTGAAAGTTACCAGTGTGTCTATCTACATAGACAACTCCAAATCCATTTTTCCAGTTCATCTTCTCATATCTTGAGGCATAGTTAAAGCCATCTGAATGAATGTCTCCTAAAAATCCAATATTAAACGCTGCTTGATCTCCTTCATAATAAGAACTAATTCGATGAGAATGACCAAACATTACTGAGCTTTTCATCCGAGTTAGATGTTGTCTGCACGGATTGACTCCTAAAAAGTAACCATGAATCAACTGTAATTTTCCCAACTGAATGTGATCCTCTTTCCAATTTTCATAAACTGTATACCCCCTTTCTTTAAGGTTTAAAGCCTCAGTAGGACTACTTAGTGCTCCTTGTAATGGAACATTATTAATATTTTTCATGTATCTAAAAAACCGATCTTCATGGTTACCGTAAAGAAAGTTTTTTACACATGTAGTAGGAAGAACCTCATTAAACAAATCAAGGTATGCATTAGCAATTTCATATTCTATGCCTAAATTATAGTTTGGCATGGGAATCGAATTAAGCTCATGAGTAGAAAGGCCTAGCATATCTAACATATCTCCAATAAAATGAATACCAGATATTTGAGGTTTATAGTGGTCAATAAAATTTACAATGTTGTATATAAGTTGTTGGTTTTCAAATGGAATGTGTAAATCTGGTAAAACAATGTGCATTTCAATTTCTGGAGGAGCGTCTTTTATTTCCTCAACTTTAAGTTTCGCCGCTACAGAAGTGTTGGTCTGTTTACTAAAACTAGGGTAATGGCGCTCTATAGTTCTTACAGAAGTATTAGTTATTTTGGAAATTCTTTGGTAATATTGTGAGACTGATTCCCCTAATCCCTTAGGGTTGTCTAGAAAAACTTGAGTATACATTTCAACTTTCATGGGACAAAGATAACATACTAAATTTATGGATGAACAAAATTTTTCACTTTTAACATTTCCAGAACATCTATATGCTGCGTTTAAACACACTAACAACTTAGAAAACTACTATGGAGTCGTTGAGTTTAAAAACTCTGCTAATGGGCTTATATGGCATGTTTTGTTTGCTGAATTTTGTTTTGATTACAAGCTTGAAATACTTAAAACTGGGTATGAGGTTTGGAGAAGTGCACAATTAATTGAGAAGCACTATGAGTATGAACTGTTTAAGAACTACAGTAGTTTTGTAATTTACGATGAAGCGTCTTATTTAGAGGTAGTTAACACTATTAAAACTGCAATTAGACAAAGTAACAACTATAAACACAAGCCTAAAAATGTCAAGAAAACTCATTTTAAAAATAATTGATTGGTGTGAGAATAGATATGGATTGTCTAAGTTTCAACCTACCTTCTTTAAATTACGGGTTTATAAACACAAAAAAATCCATGCAGATGGGGAAACTCAATTTGGATCTTACTGTGAGAATAAGAACTTAATGACTATTTATTTGGGATCTATAACATCTGTTGAGCTATTAATACAAATTGTTATCCATGAATATACGCACTATCTTCAACCAATTAAAACTTGTTATAAGGATTTGTGGGATCATTACGGTGGCTATAAAAAACATCCTCTTGAAATTGAAGCTTGGGAAGTGGCATATAGAGACTATAGAATCTGTTTAGAAACCCTGGAAAAATCTCTCGGAATTAAACTCCGACAAAAGCAAATTTAAACTTGGTATGGAAAGCTTCAAAGTGTCCTGATTACTTAATCTTTTGATTCTAGTAAATCCTATATGATTAAGAGTTCTGTCTCTACTCTCATCTTTTAATAGACCCTCATGAGTCCGATGATGCGCCCCATCAATTTCTACAATTAGGTGATAATCAGGTAGATAGAAATCAGCTATATAAAACTTGCCCTTACTTAAAATAAGGTACTGGGCTTCATAATTATATCCTCCATTATCTAATAATTGTCTAAAGTGTAATTCAGCTGGAGTTTCATTATCAGCCAATTTAGCCCTATAACTTAAACTAGTAGTTTTAAGTTTAGCTTGACTATATCCCAAATATCTTTGAAATTTATAGACCTCTTCTTTAGATTTAAAATCTTTTATCATAGTAAGTTCTCCTCAAAAAGAGGAGAAGGCGAATTTAGTGAAAAATTTTTTAATTAAAAAAGAAAGAGAAGCCCTAGGAGAACATAGTTTCCTTTTTAGTGATCTTATCAAATACTCTTGAAAAAAGTCGTCTAGCCATTGGCCTTACCTTATCTCCTAACTTAGTGTTTTAGCGCCGTCCCAATATCCGCTATCTTACTGAAAAGATGTTAAGAGCAATTTTTCTTGAGTATTTGGGGTTCCTCACTACTATTTGTAGGTTTACTGCCCCTCACAGCCACTTATCCTTTATTCCAGTCTCTAGCTGTTTGTTATAAGCGGAGTGTAATACTGGTGCCAAAGATAATAAAAAAATATGTAAAAACAAAGAAGGTACTTAAATTTTTTTTAATTAGGTAAAAAAAATAAAAAAGGTACCCCCGTCTTTTTTTGGCTCAGATATAAATCTTGGAGGTATCCCCAACATACTCCCCACCATCTGTCAAATTTGGGGACAAACCCCGGGTTAAACTAACAAAATACATTATTAATCATGGCAACAGCTCAAAAAGAAACCTCTAAACAAGTTAAGCTTGTTTCAAGAGTCCTTACTAACAAAGGAACTATCCTCTTCACAACTGAGGATGGTAAGAATCTATCTCTCAACCGAGACATGATTGCTGTACTCAAGGAAATGGGTGATCCAATTCCTAATGTTGGCAGCATTGTGAAGGTACAGCCTTCTATTGATCAACTCGGTAATGAGTCAGATCGTTGGGTTCAATTGGCTTAAAATGCTTGGATTATGGAGGGCTTCGGCTCTCCATTTTCTTCTTAGTTAGTTAGTTACCTAATTAATTAAGTTGATAATAAACCTTAGTTTGTTCATATGTTAATAAGTTTTAATTTGTTTAAACTTTGTTAATAACTTGTTGATAAGTCTTGATCTATGTTAAGAAAATAAATTTGGAAGTTATTAGTTTGGTAGTTTTAGTACTTAAAGTATTACTCCAATTAAGCCTTGTAACTTATTGATTGTTAAATGTTTAAGTGGTTAAATAGTTTAGTGATTATAAAACAAAACCTAATCTATAACCTTTCTCTTAACACCTATTAATAACAAACAAAATTAATCCTTTAGTTAAATACAATGAAAGATCCACACATACTGCGCGTCCTATTGGCTGTAAAAAGTCAGCTAATTCACCTAAAAGGAATAGAATATTCGAAATATTATTTATGTAATATTTCGAGCGAGACATTAGATGCATCTGATCGCGACTTATTCCGAAACTATCTAAAGAACAATCTTCCCTTCTTTTCGATTGCACAATTCAAGTTTAGAAAAAATATAAGTTTATTCTATCCTGTATGGGAAGGCAATGACTTTGATTCTCGTCTAAAATGGCTGAATAAGCACATTAAAAAGAATACTCCTAAAACTGATAAGTCCTTGTATTACTGTACTGTAATAATGGCAATACTATCTGCTGGAATTATTCTGGGGTTACTTAGTATCATAGTAATCAACTACTTAAGTCTTACCAAATAAAAAACAAATCAAATGAAATCACAAATTACAACAGCAAAACAGATTAAAGACATACTTGAACCAATTCCAGCTGAATTATTTCAAACAGATTACTATGGTCATAATGATTCATTTGGTGGCAACAATAATGGGCCGACTGATAATGGTTGTAGTTGTGCCTTAGGACATATTCATCGACATTTTTATCCACATAATAAAGCAGCACAAGGAGATGGATGTGGATTTGGAGCAAGGCAACTAACCAACAGATATTTATCCGACAAACATAGAATATTCGGTGCATCAATTGCAACAGTAAATAATGAACAAATTATTAATGGTTATACAGAACCGGAGATTAAAGACAGAGTTATGCATTTGCTTGATGACATGATTCGCGACGGTTATTAATAAAAGTAAGTAGTTAAAAATGAGGTGACGGTGTAATCTGTTACATACGTCACGCTATTAAGCACTTACAGACGTTTAACTGCTTATTTTATTAACCATAAATAAAAACTTAATAACTCCAAGTTGTTGAGGGCTAAACTATATTACAATGTGAAAGTTCACTAGCATGTAGTATAACTGTAAAGTCAGTACGAGTAAATTTAATTTATTATCTAGTTAGATACAACTGTTTTAACAGCTCTGTCATAAGTCTAATATTAAATTTATTCGATTGTGAACTTGGAACAGACCCAGATTCTGTTGAGTTTTAAAAGGCATATTTAAAACAATATAATTCGCTTATGCAAAGCCGTTAAGTTGTAGGTACATACGATACAGTAACCTTCACTATGTAATTTTTATGACGACCTGAGAATGGCATCTCAAATTGTAGGTTTATGAGTGTAAGTAAACTAAAACCTTCTGATAATACTAAAGTATTACTTCTCAAGATTTGGTTTTCTAATAAATTCTTAGTATATTTGCAGTATGAAAACTGTAATTACAAAGGAAATATTAGAAAACCTACTTGAGCAAGGTTTAAGTAGTAATCAAATTGGTAAACAATTAGGTTACACAGGAACAGGTATTAGATATTATATGAAAAAGTGGTTATTATCATCTATTCATAAATCAATACAAGATAAAACTTGTTACATAACTGATACACATAAACAATGTCCTAAATGTTCAGAAATTAAAGAATTGAATGAGTTTGATAAAAGACCTAATAATAATGTTCAATCTTATTGTAGAAAATGTTGTAATGATAATAGATATTCTATCATCAAACAACATAAATTAACAATATTAAGTGAATTAGGTAATTGTTGTTCTAAATGTGGATATAATAAAAATACATCTGCATTAGAATTTCATCATTTAGAACCTGAACACAAAGATTTTCATTTTGGTAGTACAAAAACTACTAATATTGATAAAATAAGAAAAGAATTGGAAAAATGTATTCTTGTGTGTGCTAATTGCCACAGAGAAATACACTATCCTCAAAATAATAAAACTAATTAAATCCTCTATGTTGAGGACACCAGTTCTTTGATTAAAATAATAGTTCGCCTTGTGCCTATATGGTGTTCAAGTAGCCAAACTTATGCGAAGTGGCAATCAAAGTTTAGGTGTAAAACACAATAGAGTAAACTATTCAAATCAGGAGAACAACACTGCCTATAATAAAGTGTGTTGTAAAACAAAACCTTATGGTGTATAGGAAACCAAACAACAGTTATGTCAAACTACAACCAACAACAACAAGCTGTAATTCTTAAAGGAATAGCACAACAAATTTTATCAATGAATGTTCCTTCTTTTGATGTAGTAGATAAACTATTTAGAGAATTTGGAAAAACAATTGATGAATCTGATACATATTCACGTATGTATAAAGCAATTGAGGCAAGTGTATATATTAATGATGAAATCAAACAAAACCAAGATTTATCACAAGTTACACATAAATTTGCTCATTATGCTTTTAAACATGACACAGCATTTAAAATTAGAAATGCTGTTATTGATGATTTATGTAGATAATTCAAAAGGTTGGTAACCCTATAAGCTTCCAATTTTCATTGTTAATCTTTTAAAAGCCAACTGGCAAGTTGTAATAATATGCAAAATAAAATGGAACAAGAAATAACTTTTGAATCTCATCCTATTTGTTTTATTCACCAACTTGAACAAGAAATAGAAGATAACCACCCTTCAAGATTAACATCAGAAGATATTGAAGATGTATCTGATAATTATCAAGCACATTTAGAGTATAAATGGTGGAAAGATGAACAACTTGAATTAATTAAAGATTTAAAATCTAAGCTTACAAAAGAGCAATTAGAACTTTATAATCAATTTAATTCATAAAACATTTGAGTTCAGGGGAGATTGTATCAAACCTGAACTTAATTTCCTAATGCACTAACCTTAGGGTGAGCAGTTGTAGAAGAGGCAGTTGAATGGTGCAATCAAAATTCTTCTTCTTCTCCTCATTTTGTTATTCGGAAAAACAACAACTGTATTATTGTATATTAAAACATACTTTTACTATGAAAATTGAACATTTAATTGAATTTTATGAAATAGTTTTAAAAGATGAAAGAAGATTTTTCTATCCTGGTCTTTGCTCTTTAGTATTTGATTATCATTATGAATTGCATAAACTTACTGCAACCAGAAAAAGTCAATTATTACTTTTATTTTGTAAAGATAATGATGAGTACTATAAAAACTATTTTACATGTGGTGCTTTTCTATTTACACCAAATGATTGGACTAAAAGAGATGCTTTCATGAAAGATGAAATTAAGTCTCTTAAAAAATTGCTCAAACAAGGTTATACACATATTTAAAGAAATACAATGAAACACAATATGAACGTTATATTCTTAGACATAGACGGAGTTGTAACTTCTGCCAGAACAGGTTGGTACAATATGGATATATTCACAGTTAATTTCTTATTATGGCTGTGTAAAGAGTCCAATTCTAAAATTGTAATCAGTTCTACATGGAGAAAAAATCATGGTATTATATTTTGGTCAGCTATATTTGGAGAATTTATGCATGAAGATTGGTGCACTCCAATAACAAAAACTAATCAAAATAGAGGACAAGAAATTAAATCCTGGTTAGAAAACCATCAAACAATTACTGATTATATCATATTAGATGATGATACAGATATGCTAGAAGAACAATTGTCTCATTTTATTCAAACCAACTCAAGTAATGGAATGTTGTTTGAACATTTTGTAAAAGCAAGAGATTATTTTAATATTAAAACTTTTCCAAATGAAATGAGAGAGCTGTCAATGCATAAAAATATGTTTGCTTGTAACAATTAATTATATTCTTAAAATCAATCACAATATGGACAAAAAAATTATCATTCTATGTCTTATTTGCATAAGTGCAATGATAGGACTTGCCTGTTCCTTTTTTTACAATTTAGGACAGGATAACCCTAAAAAGGTTAATGTTATTGTAGGTTACGACTACAATAAAACTAAAACCATAACTATTACAAAAGACTCTTCTTTTAGAGTTCCATGTAATACTACGGCACTCAGTTTAAAATAGTATATTAACTCTTTTGCAGCTAAGTATAAAATGAATTTTATTGAAGTAAATGCTGCTCAAATTACAAAAGAAGGAACTTCTGGAAATTCTTTATCAAAATGTCTTTCCCCTCTTATTAATACACACAGTAAACTAACGGTTATATTTGTAGATGAGTTTGATAAATTGTTTATTAGTGGTAATTCAAACGATTCTCACGCTCATGAATCTACAACAGGTGTTCAAAATGAATTTTTAAAACTACTTGAAGGTAGAACAACTCAAGTATTCGGGGATTATGGCAAATATGTTTCAATTCCATTAGATAAAATTCTTTTTGTTTTTGCAGGAGCATTTAACAATGAAAAAAACATTTCCTTAGATCGCTTGAGAGAAATAGGAATTAAAACCGAGTTCTTGGGTAGAGTTGGATTAATATATTCAACTAAACCTCTTTCTTTTGAGGATTTGTGTATAATTGTTGATAAAAGTGATTTATTGTCTAAATATTGTAAATTGTTTGATGAAGACTTTGAAAAAGTTTCTCTTTATATTAAGGGCTACATTAAACAGTTCTATGATAAAAATACTTTAGGAGCAAGGATGATAAATACCCTTATTCAACAATACTTCATTAAAGGAGGAGTCTTAAACCTTGATGATGCAAAAGAAGTAACATTTCAAAAAAAATTAAGTTTAAAATAATGAATTTCACTTATTTAAAAGAAATAACCGAAAAACTTAGTAGTCCCACTCAAAAGATCTAAGTTATTTTTTCCTTACATATAGTTGTTTTAATTAAGAAGGGGAGTTTCAACGGAGACTCCCCTTTTTCTTCAACTAAAAACTAACAAAAAAACATGAAAAAAAATTATTTAAGAACAACCAGAGTTTTAGCAGAAGAATTAAAAGAGATTAATAAAAATCTTGAAACCTTAGCTAAAAAAGGAGATATTATTGCTAATACTGAACTAATTAATGTTCAACGTATTTTAGCTTTACATGCGTGTGGAGTGACCCATCTAAAACAAAAAGAGTTTGATAAATATAAAAACTAAAGCATATGTCTAAAAATTCAGCAATTCAAAACATTGAAGCCTTTCTTAATTGGGCAGGTAATACCAAATTAAGAGAAAAATCGGATAAAACAAGAGGCAGAATTTATCCTAAAAATGACTTTTTGTCTAATATAGATCCTTTGGATTCTACTTATTCTTATTAATATGTATGTTCAAAAAATAAAATCTACAAAGTTGTTATAGTGAGTAGATCTACAATTAAGAAATGGACACGTATCTGTAAAAGGAGCTTGCGTCTTAATTAACAGTTTATAAACAGGGGAACAACCTATGCGCATAGCTCTGTTTAATCTTGCTGAGATGATGAAATTGGTAGACATTCAGGTCTTAAACACCTGTGGTTCAAAAAACCGTGAGGGTTCGAGTCCCTCTCTCAGTACAAAAATAATTAAATTAAAACATATGAAAAAATATCGTGAGGAGTTACAAAATCATTTTGAGACTCTAATTAAAACTGGAAAATTATTCCAAATAACTAATATTCCAAAATTCTGGGATATGTACTTATCGGCATTTAAAGATGATCCAATTTTTAGAGATCCTAATTCTTCTACTCATAACTGTAATATTTGTAATTCTTTTATTCGAAGATATGCAAATATTGTAGCAATTAATGAGACAAATGAAATGGTCACTCTCTTTGATTTTATTCCTACTTCTGAAGAATTTGTTCCTGTAAATAAAACTTTATCTAAGTATCTAAAAAGCTTAGAAATTACTGAAGTTTTTATTGAAACTTTTAATGAGCTAAATTCATTACCTTATGAAAAAGTAACAAAAAATCAAGAACAGTATTTACTTGGGACTGCTTATAATTTTAAAATTTATAACAAAGAAGAGGCGGAGAAGTTTGGAAAAGTAAAAGAATCAGAACAAATTAGATTTGATCATATGTCTTTATCTATTCCTAAAAATTTCATCTTTTTTGGATCTGAATCTAAAGAGTCCCTTCAATCTAAGTTTAGAGCTGACTTTCAAGTATTTAAACGGGCTATGGAAGAAATATCTTTAGAAACTTTAAACTTAGTAAGAGATTTAATTAATCAGGGCTCATTACTTAATGGTGATGCGTATCTTCATAAATTAAATTGGATTATTCCTTTAAAAGAAGAATATGATAAACTTCCAAAAAAGAAAAGAAATAATTGGTGTTGGGTAAATTCATATCAACAACCCTTTGCAAAGTTTAAAAACGAGTTAATTGGAACATTATGTTCTGACTTATCTACAGGAGTTGAACTTAACAAAGCATGCTTAGATTGGAATAAAAGAGCTGATCCTGCAAATTATATGAAAGTGACAGCTCCTATTACAAAAAAACAAATTGACGAAGCAAAGAAGTTTGTTGAAGAAAATGGATACGAAGCGTCTTTTAACAGAAGAACTGCTACTCTTGAAGACATCAAAACCTCAGAAATTCTACACATAAATGCAGGAGATGGAAGTATTAAAAACGTTTCAATCTTTGACTCTGTAAAAAGTACAGCTACAAGACATAAAAAGTCTGAATTTGACTCTGTAGAAGTAGTCCCTATTGATAAATTCATGGAAAAGATTTTACCTACTTGTACAGGATTATCAGCTTATCTTTTGAATTCTCATGTGAAAAATATGGTGACTTTAACCACTGCTAATCAAAAAGACTCTAAGTTAATCTTTAAATGGGATAACAACTACTCCTGGACTTACGAAGGTAATTTAGCTGGAAAATCAGAGATTAAAGAAGCTGTAAAAAGTCGTGGAGGAAATGTAGAAGCTGTAGTAAGAGTATCTATTCATTTTCCTAATACAACAGATGATTATGATTTACACTGCTCGGAACCAAAAAACAAAGAGATTTCCTACTCAACTAGAAGAATTGAACACCCTTCTTCCGGTATGTTAGACCTAGATGCACAAGGTATAGACGGTCATTTTCCTCCAGAAAAAAGAGTTGAAAATATAACTTACACAGATAAATCTCGGATGCCATTAGGTACATATAATTTTTATGTACATAATTTCTCTGGAAGAAAACTTCACACTCCCTTTAATATTGAGGTAGAAATTGAAGGCGAAATAAGTAATTTTGAATTTATTGCAGATAGATCTGTAAACTCAAAATCTTTTGGAAAATTAAAGGTTACAAAAGATGAAATAACATTTGTTCCAGAAAACTGTGTACTTAAAGAGTCTCAAATTATTTCAAAGGAAATCTATGGTTTAGAATCTAATCAGTTTCATAAAGTAAACTTAATGTGTCTTTCTCCTAATTTTTGGGATAAAAATAGTGTTGGAAATAAGCATTATTTCTTCTTTTTAGATCAATGTGTTAATTCAAATCAAATTAGAAGTTTTCATAATGAGAACTTAAATTCTGATTTACTATCACATAAAAAAGTAATGGAAGTCCTAGGTAATCAATGTATGATTACTCCAGGAAAAAAACATCTTAGTGGCTTGGGCTTTAATGCTACTGTCAGAGATGAAATAATCTTAAAATTGGAAGGCTCTCATAAAAGAGTGATTAGAGTACAATTTTAATCTTTTTGGGATGTAGCTTAGTGGTAGAGCCCCTCACTTTGGACGAGGTGGTCGAAAGTTCGATTCTTTCCATCCCTACTAATTTTTAATTTAACAATTTATGGAAATGTATAAAATTGCAAGTAAGAAAAAATACCGTTTCACTACTAAAAAAGGTGAAATATCGGTAGAACAACTATGGTCATTAAGCTTAGAAGAACTTAATGAAGTTGCTATTTTGCTGGATGATCAAGTAGAGTCCAGTTCTTCTAAAAAGTCTTTTATCAACAAGGTTTCTCCAGTAAATAAAGTTAATAAAAACAAGCTAGAAATAGTTGTGGATATTATTAAAACTAAAATGGAAGAAGACGAGGCTAGACAAAATCTAGCCAATAAAAAGGCTAATAATCAAAAGATTATGGAGTTGATTGAGCAGAAGGAAAATGAAAATCTCAGTAAAAAGTCTATTACGGCTTTAAAAGCCATGCTTAAAGAAGAAGAGGTAGAATTGGAGGAAGATTGATTGTTTGAAAATGAGAAAGGGGGCTATTAAACCCCCTTTTCTTTTCATTTTTATTTTAGTTCTACTGAAACAGTTTGTGGATTTAGAAAAATCCTTTGAGTTACTGTAATTTCCAATGAATGAACAACTGTGTTGCCTTTCATAAAAAGAATCTTACAATTACCCTCGTTTAAAGCTTCAATACTTGCCCTGTTATTATCCGGAATAATATTAAGTACAGGGTCATTGTTAAAGAACCATTGTGTTCCATCTTGAAATTCTTCACATTCAATTTGGAACTTTTCGCCTAATGCCACCTCAAGACTAACAAAGTCTTTTACTATAGCATAGTCAAAAATCACGTTTAACTTCATTTCAATGAAACGGTTGAACTAATGCCTAAATTAGCTGCTTCCGGAGCAGTTACAGTATAGACAATGATTTCTGAAATAGATCTAACACCTTCAGTCATATCACCATCAGCAGTGACCTCAATTTGGTTAATTACACCTGAAGCACCAGAAATTAATTCACAAGACATACCATCCTGTGCAGGTACTAAAGTGCAGTCCCCTTCTAAAAGGTTCCAAGCTGGAGCACTATCTACAACAGCTGGATTACCTGCTGAAGTTGAAGGGTTAAGTGTGATAAGAACTTTTTCCTCGGAAGTTGAAGTAGTTGAATACATGTTTTTTAAAAATTTAAATTGTTAATAAGAAAAACTTAAGTATCTAATTTTAGATAGGCAAATATAATCAAAAACGACAAAAAAACAAAACAATGAAAAAAAGTATTAAAAGTTTGTTGGACGAGCAAAAACAGAGGTTCAACGAGAAAAATCCAGTGGTTAGAAGGTTTTCAAAAGATACGCTTCATAGAAATATCTGTAAATTAAAGGTAGGTCAATCCTATGTTTACCCAGCAAATGGTTATTTTACAATGGCAGCAGCTGCACGAGCTCTGGGAATCTTTGAAAATAAGTACTTTACACAAAGAAGTGTTAATAAAACACATAAAGAAATTACCCGATTACTATGATGAAAAAGATATTTTTCTCTTGGTTTGCAGTATTAATTCTGTGGAGCATCTTCTATGTAGTTACAATGAATCGTAGAAATACTACTGTTACCCCTAAAAGGGAACAATTAGTTAACAAAAAAGACTCATTAGACACTACAATTGTAGTATTCAAAAAAAATCCTTAATCATGGACATCAAAATAGGCAAAAATGCTAAACAGGTTACTTTCTTTGAGAACTGCCAAATTGATTTTGCCGGGCCAAAGTTCTTTAGATTACTTAAAATTGTTGAAAGTAACACCTCTAAAGCTACTTATAAAGTGGTTTTACAAGACAAAAACAAAGAATTAAAAGAGGCCCTTGAAGCTCATTTTATCAAACATGGAGTGTCAACTTCATAAAAATTTTTTTGTTAGTTTAATAGGTGTGGAGTAGTTAGTGTTGGTCTAGTTAAGGTTCGATTCCTTCTACTCCCCAATTTATCCAGAACTTACAGTTTAAAACTAATTATTATATAAACTGATTGATTCTCGATAAAGCAGAAAAAGTTCAAAGTTAAAAAGTAACAAATTTAAAAACAAAAAAGTATGAAAGCTTATGGAATTGCAGTAATTGCTGCAAATTTATTTACCACAAATGACCCTTCAAAGACTGAGAAGGATGTCAATGGTAATCAAACAGTCGCGTTTAAATGTGTAGCAGGCAAAATGCCCAACACAATGACCCTGAACAATGGTACTGTATGCAAAAATTCAGGTATTGAACCTGGAAAAATGTTTGCTATTCAAATTGATGAAGAAGAGTCTAAGGATTCGGATTCAGCAAAAGAAAGAATTGCAGAATATGGTCGTCAATTCAGGTTTTCAATGTTGGAACAAGTATCTGTTGCCAGTCTCTTGAGCCTTAAAAAAGACTTGGGAGAACCTCAAGTAGAAACAGTAGCGGAAGGTCGTAAGGCTGAACCTGCTGAAGTTACAGCAAAAAGAGAAGGATTGCGACAAGCTTCTAAAGAAAGAAGGCAACTTTTAGACCAAAAATTTGGTTTGAAAGCTACACGAGAGGCCAATCTCTAAAATTCATTGTATTTTATATAAGGGGAGTGGCTTCCCCTTATTTTTATCTATTTTTACCTCAATCTAAAAACATTATGGCAAAATCAAATGATCAAAAACGCAGCACTGGTTCTGCACTTCAACCAGCAGCAAAGGATTTCAGTATGAACCTTTCTGATCCTAGTCAAATTCCAACATACGTAGAGCAAATCAATGCTAAACTTCGTGAGTTGCAAGGAAACAACAATGAAGAAGCACGTATTGATAAACCTCTAGGCAATTTTGGGGTTATTAAAAATGTAACAACGGCTGAGTCCCTTGTACATGCGTACTCTTACATCACAAGTAAAGCAAGAAGGTACGAAGAACTTGCTCCTCATTTCAGAGAAGTTTCTAAAGTGAAAGTTCCTCCTTTTAAAGAAGAAGGTTTTACTTTGGAACAATGGCAAAAAGAGATTGATCTTCAGTATCGTATTGTAGTGAACCAAAAAGAAATTGAAAAATTCACTAAATACAGAGATGCTATGACTGAACTGATGTCTGAAGAAGACAAGAAAAGAGCGAAACTTCAACAGCTTAGTGAAATGCTTGCAGAAGACGCAGAGGGATAACCTTTGAAGAAAAAAAGATTAAGAAGTAAGTAATAGGGTAGGTGAAAATCTACCCTATTTTTCATTAAAATTAATTTCACATGAAAAAAGGAGACACAGTTGTTAGAATAGAATCTTTAGATAGTTTTGACAGTTCTTTTTGGGAATATTTTTTTAGAAAATCCGGTCTTAATAATAAAGAACTCTACACTAAAACCTTTATAATTTCTGAATTGGAACATCCCTTAATAAAATTAGATGGGTATGTATACGGATTTAATACAGAACTATTTCGGGTAGTTAATACAGCTTTCAGTTATGAAGCATATTAATTTAGAAACTCAGTCCTTAATCTGGACAGTTTATGCGGCTGGAAACTATAAAATTTCTTCACTTGAAATTAAAAACCGACTCTCTCCGAAATTAAAAAAAGAGTTGTCTGAAGAAGATATAACTGATATTATCAAAAATATGGAGTATCAGCTATATATGCTTGAGGAAGAGTTAAAATATCAGGCGATATATGGAGAATATCATTATTAATTAATACAAATAAACACATGGTAGATTTTAAAAAATATCAAGATAATCTACCAGACACAAATGAGGAATTGCTAGAATTAGCAGAAAAAATCCTTAAACAAAAAGTATTGAGGAATCCAAATTATCTTTATGAAAAAACAGGATTTGATACTCACTCTGGAACTACTTTTCGACCTAAATGTAAAATAAATATTATAGGGTGTCTGGTGATGAATATTTTAGGTAAAGATTATAGTATTAGAGAGTACTATCACATTGCATTTTTTGAAGCGAATCTTCAAAGAAAATTAAATAATTTTAATACATATATACATGGATTTAATAAATCGTCAGAAAACACTGTTAAATCAGGAAAATGACACAGTTATTCCCCTATATAGTGAAAAATATGGAAAAGGTTTTCTTTACAAAGAGTACAACACTTTTTTTATTTTAAGTAATAGTGCGGAGTTAGATGGTGCAGCAGTTAAAAAGCGCCAAATCCATAAGAAGTGTAATAGTCTGTTTAGCTGGTATATTGGCGAAAATATACCCCATGCTTTACACTCATTAAGAGAGTATACTTTCTCTGTCCTTACATCTTCTTCTTTTTATGAGGCCTATTAATAATATTAGTATAAAAGTTTTTAGTAACAAGCTAATTAAACGTAGTTAACTTGTGAGTTTTTTCAACATTGGTACTGCTATATTTTATGTATTTTTTCTGAACGCGAAAAAACTTTTATACTTCTTTTAACTAAATTAAACCATGATGAAACTAATTAAATTATCCGATACTCACTATATTGTTGTAGATGATTCTGAAAGAAATAGTGGTGACTTAGTATTTTGTTTAGATGTACATTACAATAATCCTATGCACCCACCAGAAAAATATATTAATCCTATAAGAAAACGAAGCTCTGGTGATAATTGTAATTCTTGTAAAAAAACCACTCATTCAACTCAACCATTAGAAGGTGTACAAACTATTCCTTTACCAGAAGTAGAGGAGCTTATCTATGGATATAACGTTGAGAAAATGGCTAGAGAAGCCACTACTCTTATACATTATGATAATAGAGAAAGAGAAAATTGTATGAATTTTTATATAGAAGGCTTCAAAGCACATCAAAAACTCGTAAAAGATAAGTTGTTTACTGTTGAGGATATGGAACAAATGTTTAATAATGGAAAAGAATTTGGTATAGAAGAAGGGTTATTTAGTTTTGGACATTTAAAGTCAAGTCAATGTAGTCAACCAGATTTTCAAGAAGCTATTAAAAAATTTCTCCCAAAAACAGAATGGGAAATAATATTCGATGAACAAGGTAAACTTAAATTGATATGAAACTAACTAAACAGACAGTTTATTTACCTGTAAAAGAAACTAATCTTGACGAGAATTATTATTTACAAGATTTAGATGGTGAATTTTATTTAGAACAAGAAGGTTATTTCTTTACACCAGAAGAACTTAATAATTATATGCAAAATGTAATTAAACAAACTCTTGAAACTGCTGCTGAAAAAGCTAAACTAGAAGATGTATGGGGGGGAAATACTGGTTCTGAATATTGCGATACTATTGTAGATGAAAAATCAATAACAAACACATTTGAAGAAACATTTAATAAATTTAAAGTATGATAAAAGTATTTACAACAAGTCTAGATCCTAATAAGTCAGGAGATGTGTTAACAGCGAAATTTGAAGAATGGGTAGCAACATTTCAACCAAACACTATTGAGATAATTACTGTACACAGTAATAGTAATAAATTCGGATGGATGTTAGTTATTCATTATAAAATAAGGAGATAAAATATGACATTAATAGAAATATTTAGTTTACAACCTACTATTTACTAAAATCATGAACACAGTAGTGAATTTTGAATTGGCAAAGTTGCTAAAAGAAAAAAGGTTTAATTTAAAGGTTAAACAAAGATGGTCTGTTGTAGAAAATATTGATGGAAATAAATCATCATTTTGTCAATATGATTGTGGATTATTTAATTGGAATAGTAAAAAATATCATGAATTTAGTTCAGCCCCAACCATTGCAGAAGTAGTAATGTGGTTATATGAAAAACATGGTATTTGGATTAATGTTGATGCCGGAGTTAATGGATTTTATGGGCATTACAAAATTAATCCTATTGGTACTTTATCTTCAAATTTAAAACAAAGCTGGGTTAACACAGAAGAAAATCCTTATAAATTACCAACAGAAGCTTATATAGCGGCTATTGAATATGTACTTAAAAATTTAATTTAAACAACTCAACACTTTTATATATATCAAATGATAACTGAAACACTAATTGAGTTTTCTTTAGCAGAGAAAAAACCTCCTACTTCAGGTAAGTACCTAGTTAAAACACGGTCTCTTATGGGTAATGTTAAACTAGTTGAATGTAATGTTTTTGTTTCTAAAAAGAATGCATCGTTTGACATTTCTAATCAAACTGTTATAAGTTGGTATTCAAACTATAATCCTTTAAATGTTGATTAACTATGGAGCCTATTAAATTATTTTTAGATGATGTTCGAACACCTGATCAATGTTTTTTTTACATGAGACTTCGGGTAGGAGAATTTTGTAAACTTTACAGAGAAAACTGGATTACTGTGAGAAATTATGATGATTTTGTAGCTGCTTTACAAACATATAAAGGAAATATTTCACACATATCTTTTGACCATGATTTAGCAGCGTCCCATTATGATGCAGCAATGTACGATTCTGCTGAAGCTTACTTAGCTAAAATAGCAGACTCACCTGAGAAAACAGGATATGATTGTGCTGTATATTTTAATGAGTATTACAAAAAATTAAAATTACCTTTTCCTGCCATTTTAGTTCACTCTATGAATCCGGTAGGAATGCAAAGAATTTATGATATATGGAAACCCTAATACATTTAGTGCCCAAAACTATTGCTGAAAAACTAGTTTGGGAAAGAAGTTTAAATAGTGAACTTCAAAAGAAATTGTCTGAAGCTTTAACAGAAAAAGGGGTATTAAAATCTGAAATTGACGAGTGGAAATTTAAGTTTACTGCACTTAAAGTTAAGTTCGAAACAACAGATTATAAAAGAGATGAAAATCTCAGAAATCAATACATCAAAGTTCCAGAAAACATTACTTTAAAAAACCTTAGTGGTTATATTAATAATAAGGTAATGGGGAAATACCAGATGGGAGGCACTAATTATGCACCTGTTTTAAACGCTATTTACAAAGACTTTAAACCTAGTAATGGATTTTTAGGTCTGGGTAAACAAACTACAATGGATCAGCCAGTATATGTAATTTTTATTACTGATGGAGAGAACTTTGATCATAATGAAACTGAAGAAGTAATTGTAAAAATGGCAGAGTTAGGTTTCTTTATACAATTCTTAGGTATTGGCAGTACTGGTTTCTACTTTTTAAGTAAACTTGATAATTTACCAGGAAGAAAACTAGATAATGCTAATTTCTTTAAAGTACCTAATCTAGATAGAACAACAGATAGTGAACTGTATTCATTACTGATGAAAGAATTTCCATCTTGGACAACACAGGCACGCACTTTAAATCTTATTAAGTAACTATTATGAAGATTTCAATAGACTTATGGGGGACTCTAATTAAGGGCTCCCCCTTATTTCAAGAGACAAAGGTTAGTTTAGTTAAAGAAGTATTTGGCGAAATAGAAAACAATAAAATAATAACAGCTTTTGAGACCACTAAAAAATCTTATAACTCTGTTATTGAAATTTCCGGTATGAGTTTTCCAAGAGTGCAAATCTTCTCTGCTTTACACTTTTTTTTGTATGAAAAAAAAGCTTGTTCAAAAGATCTTTTAAAGTTTATGAATGAGTATGATACTTTGGCTTTAACTTATATGCCTCAGATTTACTCAGGTGAAACTTTAGAATATTTGGAAAAGCTTAAAGAGTTTACTTCTGATTTAATTTTAAGTTCAAATACTTTAATGCTAAGTTCAAATACTTTAATTCAAGTTCTTGATGCCTTAGAACTAAGTAAACACTTTACAGACGTATTTTTTAGTGATGCAGTTGGAGTTTCAAAACCTCATATAGCAATGTATGATCAATCTAATTATCATATTGGAGATAACTACACTACAGACTTTGTAGGGGCATTAAATGCAGGTTCACAAGGCTTTTTAATTAATTCAAATGACAAAACTCTTAAAGATGCATACGATTTCATTATATCAACAGAGGGAGTTTAGTCAAGACTTTTTTGAAAGGTATTCTAAATTTAAACATGGATCAAAGACTCAAGCTAGATACTTTGGAAAATTAGTAGCAGATTCTATTGATTTTCTCTCATTTCCAGATTTACATGGCAAATGTTTAAAGATTTACTCTGCACCATTTAAAAATGTACCAACTGCAAGTTCAGCTTTTACAGATTACTTAGTTTCTTATCTAACTCCACAGTTTATAGAACATAAAATTGATGTAGAGCTGTGTAAAATCACAAGAAAGTACTCTTATGATGATGACTATGGTTTAATGTCTAAGGAAGAGCGTGAAAAGGCAATTTCTTCAGACTTATTTCATATTGATAGTTCAGCAATTGAGAAAGAAGATATTCTAGTTTTAATTGATGATATTAAAATTACTGGAGCTCATCTAAAAAGAGTTGAAGAAACTCTTGAAAAACACTCAATTTTTAATCCTCTAGTTTACATCTGTATTGCAGAATACTTAGGAGATGAACCAGCAATTGAATCAAAATTAAACCACTACTCAATTAAAAACCTAAAAGATATAAATGACATTATCCGCAATGAAGAGTTTATTTTTAACACCCGTGTTATTAAATACATTTTAAAGGCAGATATTGAAGAATTCGTATCTTTTATTACCTATCAATCTGAGAGTTTTAAATAAACATTGTTTCACCTTAGTGTTTTGAATGATTACAATTCAAACGCTAAATATAAAACAAATTTCGAAATTTTAAAGAATCTTATATAGATTCAATGCTTCTGTAGTTCAAGGGATAGAACAAAAGTTAAAATATAATCCCGTGTTAGCTTAACTGCATAAAGCACAAACCTTCTAAGTTTGCTTATCCTGGTTGGAATCCAGGACACGGGACTTTTTTAAAAGACCATTATCAAATTCCCAATGACAATTTGGACACAGTTGTATCAAATTTTCATAAGAATTAACATCTTTAATCTTTGAATCTGCATTAAACTCTTTTATTGGTTTTATGTGGCAAAGTTCAACATGTTTATCATATCCGCAATTTGCACAAGGTTTTTTAACTAGATCTTTAAAATTACTTCTAGCTAAAGCTCTAATATGTGCATTTTTTGAAGAGGCGTGTAAGTTTGATAATGATTTTTTATTCCAATAATCCTTTAAAGTTAGTTCTTTAATGTAGTCAAATCTTGTATTCATATATTCTTCATGATGTACTTTACATCTTGAATGTCTGTATGATAATACAGTATTATTGCACATTGAACATTGCTTTTTGGTCTTTCGTTTAGGATACAATACATTTGTATGTTTTGCTGAACAGGACTTAGAGCAATACTTAGGATTGTTTGTTTCTTTATTACAGTATAGGCATGTTTTCATGCTTCTAATATACAACAAATAATGGAAACAACAAAATATTTTAAACTTTTAATCCTGGTTCAAATCCAGGCGGAGGTACTAATAACAATATTAAACACATGATGATTTCAACACTAAATAAAATATCAAATTCTCATAATTCCTGTGAGGATAGTTTTCAATTATGGCACGAAGATAATGTTATTTTTGGAGCTGTAAGTGATGGTTGTAGTACTGGAAAAAATAGTCACTTTGCCTCTCAACTTTATTGCAAATGTTCAGCCCCAAATAGGTATCCTTTTTTATCGGATTTACATGTAATAAATATTTACTATAAGTTAGAACAATATAAAAAGGAATTAAATTTAGATGCATCAGAACTCTGGGCTACCTTAATACTGTTTAGCTATAATCTAGGAACTGAAACTTTAAGAATAAGATGTTTTGGAGATGGGGTTTATTATGTAAATAATTTTGAATATAATATAGATCAAAATGATAAAGTTCACTATTTGATGGATCAAAAAGATATTTTATCTTATCTTGAATTTTATATCGGATTTACTTATTCAAATGTCAAAAACTTTAGAATCTGTTCAGACGGTATTAAAAGTCTAGTACTTCCATCTTTAAGAACCTCAAATTTAGAGAATCCAAAAGAACTCTTATTATCGCCTAATCAATCAAAAAACCATTTAGATAGAAAATACAATATTCTAAGGAAACAAAACTGGATTAATACAGATGACTTAACCATTATTGCTTATGACTCTATATGATAAAAATCAAAACCAAATTAAAATAACTTCAAACAGTTTAGCAGGAGGAGGTGAGGGTGAAATCTTTATGTATCCTAATAGTAAAACTAAAGTTATTAAAGTGTATCATCAACCAAGATCAAAAGATTTTGAGAAGACTTTAAAACAGTTGGCAACACTTAGTGATTTTTTCATTAAACCAACTGAAATGTTTTACACCAACAAAGGAGAGTTAGCTGGGTTTGCAATGAAGTTTGTAAACTTTAATAAGTACTTTTTACTAAATAACCTTTTTAATAAGGGCTTTTGTAGTAAAAATAATATTACTATTAGTTTAAAAGAGGAGGTTCTTAATAAAATCAAAACGGCAGTTCTAGAGTGTCACCAAAAATCTTTAATAATTGGAGATCTTAATCAATATAATATATTTTTTAATTTAAAGGGAGAAGTTTTATTTATTGATGTAGATTCTTACTCTGTTAAGGGTAGTGTTAAAACAGATGTTTTATTAGAAGACATAAGAGATTTTACACAAGCCAACATTAGTGAGACTTCTGATGCGTATGCTTATAGTGTTTTAAGCTTTTGGATTTTGACGTTTTGTCATCCATTTAAATGGACAGTGCCAGGTAATACTGAAACTTTAGAGAAGAGAGTTTTATTGGGTAAATCCTTTTTATCGAATATACCTAATATCAAGATTCCAGCTTTATACCAAGAACCTACACCGACTTTAAAGCCTCAATTTGTTGAAATTTTTAACAATAAAAGAAGATTTTTCATAGATATTCAGGCTAATACTGCTCCTAAACCACTAACAATTCAAGTTTCTGTAGCGCAAAACTTGACATCAAAAGATGTTACTATACAATATATTGATGAAGGTACTGAACTGAAGGTAGCTTCAAACAGAGTAGCATTAAAAAGAGGTACGGATTGGAAACTGTTTAATACAGAAAATAAAGGGGCGTTAATTCCTGGAATTTTAGTTACTGCTGAAGATATATTTTTAGGTAAAAACAGGCACTGTGTATTAAAAGAAGGACAAATTTTTGGAGATTCTGCTATAAAACAAGGACAGCCTCTCCAGTATAATGCTGAAGATTGTTCATACTTTTTCCAAAATGAGCAATTATTCATTTTAAACTCTTCTGAAGACTGCTGTTATATTTACCAAATTGATAATCAAATGGCCGGAGTAGATTGTTTAAGACATGTAATCTTCACTCAGAGTTTTATAATTCGAAGTGCTATAATGCAAAACTTTGGTATTAAAAAAGTAGTAATTAGACTTCAAAATAAAACAATGAGTTTAATTAATATTCCGTTTACTACTAAAGATGTAATTTTACATGATAATTACTTCTGTGCTGAATACATTGAAAATGGTAAAACTTTAACATCCATTTTTAAGGTTAATAACTTAAATGCTCAGCATATTTTACAAACAGATAATCTAGTTGATTTTACAGTTAGTGGCGACATGATTATGGTACCAGCAGATGGAGAAATACGGATATATAAAGATGGAGTGTTAATAATGAATTTAATAGTGCCTATATGTACTAAAAATGCAAAGTTACACTTTTCTTTTGCTGGAATTTTACTCTTTGACAATAACAAACTTTATCTCTTAAATAAAAAATAATGACAATACAAGATCCCTTTTTTTATCCTAAAATTTTAGCAGCTGGTGTAATGCTGTTTGTAATGTATATACAATACATTGATAATTCAGAAGTAACTCGTAGAAGAGTAGTTTCAGGAAGTGCCTTTATTACAGGTGTATATTTAGCGGTAGCAATTTTCTCACCAGAGCCCTGGTACTATTTCTGGGCATTTATTTGGCTTCTGAACACTTTAAAAAGTGCTTTTCCTAACAACAATTAGAATCTAATAAAAAAACAAAAACACAAATTAAAAAATGACAAAAAGAACCGCCTTATTGGCAATTGATGTACAAAGAGACTTCCATGATATTCCTGGAGCAGCTCTCCCTGTAACAGGATCTGTTAAAGACACAGAAAGATTATGTGAGTTTGTAAAGAAGTTTAATCCTTCTTCTATTTTCACATCTTTAGACAGTCACCATTCAATGGATATTTCGCATCCTGCATGGTGGAAAAAACCTAATGGAGCCTTTGTTGACCCATTTACTCTTATTACGGCTTCAGATGTAGAAAATGGAAAGTATATTCCGCGTATTGATCCAAAAAGATCTTTGGAATATGTTAAACATTTAGAGGCAAATGGAGAGTTTATGCATTTCATTTGGCCTGAGCACTGTTTAATCGGTACTCAAGGACATGCTTTAATGCCTGAATACCATCAAGCTTTAGCAGACTGGAGTAAGAAAAACTTAACCTGGGTTAATTATATTAACAAAGGAGTGAATCCATTTACGGAGCACTTTGGAATCTTCCGAGCTAATGTTGAAATGGCAGAAGATGCAAACACTCAAATTAATCAGGGTTTATTTCAAACTCTAAATTCTTTTGATGAAATTTACTTAGCTGGACAAGCAAGAAGCCACTGTGTTGTTAACTCTATGAAACAGCTTTTGGAAATTGCACCTGCTTTAGCTTCTAAATTAATTATCTTGGAAGATGGTATGTCTGATGTTGCTGGTTTACCACAAGATTTTTATGATATGGTAAATAAAATGTACACCGATGCAATTGCAAAGGGAGTAAGAACTGCTAAAATAACCGATTTATAATTTAAATATGGAATTTCAATTTCAAAATTTCAATCAAGCTAATTTTGATCCTAATCAATTAGCTCAATTAACAGGTACAGTTATTCAATTGGTAGTTGTACTGGATGTTAGCCCAAGTATCAGAGACTATGTAGATGCAATGAATACAGCTACTACTGAGGTTTTTATGGATGAATTAAAAAACTCCCATAGAAAAGACGACATTATTTTACAGTGTGTTGAATTCTGTGAAAAGGTTACTTTTAAATCCGGCTTTCAACCCTTAATGCATTTAAGTGATGATTACTTACATGTAAAACCACAGGGTAGTGGCACGGCTTTATACTCAGCAGTTTTACAATCTTGTGAGTCTGTAAAAGGGTATAGAGAAGATTTAGAAGCGCAAGGTATTGATGTAAGAACTAATATCTTTATCATTACAGATGGAGAGGACAACTCATCTAAATCTGGAGATTTAAGTAAACTAAACACTTTTATAGCAGAACTTAGAAGTAATGAGGCTTGGATTAACTCTTTTACTGTATCCATGTTTGGAGTTGGTAAAGTCGGTACTTTTACGGACTCTTGTAAACAAATGGGATTAGATCCTCAAAAGTGTTTAAAAACAATTGGTACATCTGCTAAAGAAATCAGAGAAATGATGGGAGTTGTCTCCAAATCTGCCTCTGCTTCTGCTACAGCTGGTGTAACATTTTAAGTCTTTTTTTGTTACAAAAATTTAAATTTAGCATGAAAAAATTACACATTTTATTAGCTATTACAGAGCAGCTTTCTAAAAGTTTTGCTGCTATGGTTAGAGATTACTCAGGTTTCTTTACTAAGGACAGTAGTTCTTTTATAGGTCTTTTGAAAACTTATACTCCAGAAGAAGGAACAATTGATTTGCCAACTGAACGGGCAGATAAAAGAATTATTACAACTGTAGGAGAAAAGTTAAAGTGGTTTGAAGACACCAGTGTAGATTACATCAATGCCCTATTTTCTCAAGAAGCTACTAATGCATCAGGTAAAGCTAGTGCAGATTTAGTAGTTGATGGAAAAACTTGGGGTAAATTCTCATCATTAGAACTGTTAAGATTAAAAAGCTTAGTAGAAAACGGTGAATTAGAAAAAATGTACCAAGCTATTCCATGTAGAGATGATGATCAAAACTGGACTAAAACTTCAAAAGAGTTTTATAAAGACAGACCAGGAATCTTTGAAAATGAACGAAGAGAAGGCACTAAGTGGTCTACTTCAAAAGAAACAAAGATTTTAGTAGATCCTAATGTTAATGGAAGTTCAGCTTCTTACAAACCTGTAACTACTGACATTACCACTAATATCAAATTAGGAACTTATTCAATTCAAGAATTTTCTGGTAAGTGGACTTACAGAGAAAAGGCTGAATTATTAAGAAGAAGACAGGCACTTTTAACAGCTATTACGGTGGCTTTAAAAGAAGCAAATGAAGTTGAGGCAATAGAGTCTCAGCTCAATGCAGAAACATTATTTAATTATCTCCATAGAGGAGCTTAATTAGCAAGATACTCATGCAGCTTTAGCTTTAACTTTACAATTACTTTTAAATACAGATGAACATCAGTCTGTATTAGTGTTGTATGAGAAGCTTTAGTATCAGCTTGAGGAGAAATAACTATAGAATAACCTGTGGAAGGTCGAGGGTTCAAGTCCCTTTCCCGCCTCTAAGTTATAGAATTTTGCCGTTCTTTGACTTTTGTTTACATTGAAAATGTAACTAGGTTAGTAAAATAGCCTAGTTACGATTTGGCGGGATAGCTTAGTTGGCCAGAGCATCCACTTAAGTTAGCTAGAAATTCTATAAAAGTTATTTTTCAAAGATTTACTTCTTTTATAAGTAAAAATCAAAAAGAGGGGGAATGCAGGATAAAAAGTTCCCCCTCAAATGAAAAGATATGCAAATTGGTAAAGCAGAGTAGTAAGATGTGCCTACTTGTTGTTGAAGGTTCGAGTCCTTCTCTTTTCACTTAAACCCTTAAAAATTAAACACTATGACTATTCAAGAACATCTAGTCTCTATCCTAATTTTAATGCAAGTACAAGTTTCTGCACTAGAAGACTTAGAAAAAGTTTTACCTCGTGAAGATTTTGAAAAAATTAAAAAATTAAGCCAGGTTTTAGTAAAAAATATAATTACCTCTTTTGGAGACTTAATTAAAAGTCAGTGGAAAATTGATGAAGGAGAACAAACTAGTATTGAGCTGATAGTCTTATACGAAAGTATAGCTATGGAATTAGCTAAAGCTAAATTAGCAGACTTACCTACACATTTAAGAGGTATTCAATCAATTAATACAGGAGATTTTAAATTTGAAGAAAATGAAAGAGAGTAAAAAGAAACAAGCAAAGCCCCAACTCCTTGTTCACATCTTAAATAAACAACTAGAGGCACTAAACATTGGAACAGTAGAATGTGTAAGACTGTGTGATAACTCAGGATATTACATTAACATTAGTGAAGGTTCTAAATCTATTTGTATAACTTTTGATGAAACAGGTAATACGATTGAAAGATTAGGAGTTTATGAAGATGTCATAGAAGTTGTTTCAAGTGATTTAATTTTTGGTAAGTAAAATATTGACTAAATTAAATATTTAAAGTGATGAGTGAAGAACAAAATATCAATGAACCACAGAACCCCGCATTTTTGCAAGATGCTGTTATAGGTAGGGCTTCTCACAAAACTAAATAAAATGACAAATTACGATGTAGTAAAAAAACTTATTGGCGATGTAAGACCAAAAGGCGATGCTTCAAGAGATTATCAAATCCTTGAAAATTTAAAGTCATTAATTGAATTACACGCTGAAATTCACAAGGCTATAGATGATGTGGCTTATGACTTCAAAGATGATAAACAAGGCACAGTTGTAATGTGTCAACAAGAGGCAAGTAAATATCTTGATAGTCTTGGTATCGCTGATTAGCCTTACCTATAACGGCAAAATATTGGCGAAGGGCGGAATTTGTAGCACTACTGTTGATAGTAGCACAAATGATGGATGAGCCACTGATGTTGATAGTATCACGTCTGCCCGCCTTTTGCCAATATATTGTTAGCTGCCGTTTTTCGTCAGCCTATAACTTGACAAAATGATTAAAAAAGTAAACCTATAACTTGACAAAATGGATAAATTAAACTCAACTCCGCCTTATGCTGTTGATGCTCAGAATGAATATCAAACGCAACTTAGCCAACGTAAAATCATTGAAGCGATTGAACATGAACTGTCGTTAGAAGATGAATTTTACAAACCACAAGGAATGTTTCATAGTGTTTGGTTTTTACCTGAACGTGGAATGTTTATGTATGCTGATTGCCTTGTACGGCACGAAGTAATACGTCCATTGATTGAAAACAAAACGCTGGTGTTTAAAGGTATCGAACAGCATCAAGGCGAACCAATGCCGAGATATGTTTTGTCGTCCGCAAATGGCAGCTAACGTTTTGCAGATTGCCGAAGGTGGCGAAATCGAAGCACTAAACTTGATATAAACACAAATGTTAAACCGAAGCAAAAATATTCATATAACCACTAAAACCCCTCTTTTGGGTATGTGCTGTTATAAGCCGTTTTTCTTCACAAATTTAAAATAATGACAAGAGAACAACTTATTGAACTTTGCCAAGATGCAGTAGTTCATCACACAAAATGGGATAACAGAGATAGTTATTCAGCACAAAAAGGAATACAATCAGTTTATGAAGGCTTAACTGCTGGATTAGATTTCAGAATTGTAACAAAAGAAATTTCACCTGATTATCATTCTGACGATAGAACGTTGATAGTTGAATTTTTACAACCTATTGACTTTGATAAACTAAAAACTGCAAAGCATTTAGAAATTTCTTCAAGAGAGGATTATTTTAAAGATTGTGACCCCGAATATGAAGGTGAAATGTTTGATGGTGAAGGAATTGATTTTTATTCTTCATACACACAAACTTATATGCCAACTCGTCAAAGATTGGAAGAATGTGGAATTGGAAACGACTGGTATTAAAATGGCTTATAACTACTGTATATGGATGACACCCTCATCCAAGTACAACTATAAATTCATTACAAGCGAAAAACCCCGAAATTAATCGGGGTTTTCATAGTTAAAAATGTAATAAACTTTTTAGAAATACTTAAAAACACTTGATGATAAAGTTATGATTTCTTCTTTCATAACTTGTACTTTATCTCCGTCTGTTTCAGAAGTAGTGGCCATGCAAACTAATCTAACTTCACCTTGTCCCATAATAGGATAAGCTTGTCTATCTCTTAAATCAGTGGTGATTTCAAAAGAAGGCTCAGTTGGAAATTGTGCAGAAGCATTTCTATTAGAAGTAGTGTTTGGAACTCCAAAAGGAGCTTCTCCAGGCCAAACTTCCCATCTCATTTTTTCAGCATTAATCGCCACACCATTTCTAATTAAAGTACCAGAGATTTTAGACCTATTTGGTTTAGACCCTGCTGTTACACTGATTAGAACTTTTAGATTCTCATCATTAAATTCATAAGGATCAAAAATAAATGTACTTTTAGCGGTACTCATAGCATGAATTACATCTGCTAAATCAGCGACTGGTAAGCCAAACTGAACTCTTGCTTGAGCAATTGCTCCAGTGTTCTTAGAAAGATTTGCACTAATTAAAACATCAAATAGTTCCATGTAACTCTCTAGAACAATATTAGTTCCTACTAACCCTAAAGTTGTAACTCTTTTATACTTTTTTCTAGCAGATCCTGAGCCGTGCATTAAAGTTGAATAAAAAGATAGAGATCCATCAGCATTAGATGTAAAAGAATCTGCCGAACCAATAATTGAACTCAATCTTGTGTTATTATCTGGCATAGCAGTGTTTAAAGTTGCTTTACCTGTAGCTGTATCAACAAAATACATTTTTCTGTTGATCATTTTGAAGTCTGTTGCATCTATTCCCAGAATAGATTTAACTAAAGTGTTTACTTGTGTAATTGTATACATGTTTTAAGCATTAAAGATTTCAGAAAAAGGAATTCTTAAGTATTCAGACTCATTTTTAACAGCAAAAATAAAGTTCATTGCTAAAAACTCTTGATCTAAATCAGCTATATCTTTAGCAGAATAGACATAATCAGCTGTATCATCAAGTTTTTGAGATTCACCTGTTAAGTCAGTTGTTAAAGAAACTGGTCTATTTGCAAGCTTAATATAGGACTTTCTGGAGGCACCTAATTGGTTATAGCCATTTCCCTCTAAAAGGTACTTTAATGAGCCAAAATTGCTGTCTGAAACCCCTGTTACTACATAATGAAATCCCTTCATTTGAATAGTTCTATTAGCAAGCTGTTCAGACCACAATTTACCGTTTAAAGTGGTAATGTTTTCAATTAAAACGACTCCTGGTGTTACAGGTTTAACTCTAATTCCAGGATTTACTATGCCATCTACAGCTGGATCTGCTAAAACTAGTAGTCTAACTTGAGTAGCTAAGAGCTTATCTCCACTATTGTAATACCGGAAATCTGCTCCTTCTGTGGTAGGTTCTACAAAACCAACTACTTTATCTCCAGATACTACTTTGTATCCACCAGAAGTTGCTTGAAGAGTCTTATTATTAAATAAGGACAATGCAGGTAACTCATTAGTATCCATAATAGTACCTGAAGCTAATTTATGTAGTGTGGCTACACTTAGAAGTTTAGAAACTTGCAAAGCAGCTTCTACTTCAGGATTAATGTTGTATAGAAAAAATTCTTTCATTTTTTAAAATTTAAACACAAATATACGAACTATGCCAGATATAAGTATGTGTCAGGACAAAGAATGTCCAAAAAGATCCAAATGTTACAGATTTACGGCTGCTCATAGTCCTCTATGGCAAGCATACTATACTCAGTCCCCAAGGAATCAAGAAACTAATGAGTGTGACTATTTTATGGATAATTTCACCTAAAACTAAGATTATGCCCTATATAAACCTAAAAAATATCGACGAATTAACATGACATACGAAGAAATAAAAAATAGTTTAAAACCACATTTAGGAACTTGGAAATGGTGGAGAGACGAAAGAAGACCTGGCTACATGGTATTTTTTAAAGTTGCAGATAATTTTGATTCTTTAATAATATCTCCTAAGTCTGGAGATCCTTATACTTTAACAGATCATTTTACTATTTACCGTCCAGATTCAGAATGTCCTCCAAAATGTAAAACTGTAAAGAGAAATAATGTTTTAGATAGGGGATTTGTAACTGTTTCAGAATCAGATGTACTACAATACCTAGAAGAAAGCCTAGATGAGTTTAAAAACCATCCTGCTTATTTGTACTTATTAAATAAATCTAAAACTACCCCATATTATGAAAACTACTAAAGAACTTGAAGAGTACACTATGTCTCTAGATTTTAAAAAAGGAGATAAGGTAAAATTAAATCCGGACTTATCTTTTATAGATAGCCAACTGTTTACTGAGCCATTACCTGGAGCTGCTGAAATTAGTTTAAAAAGTAGACCTTTTGGAACTATCCGAAGTATCTCAGATGAGGCTCCTTATTACAAGTCAGTAGCTTGGTTTAACGAGTTTTCAAATGGAATTTTCTTACCCTGTTTACTACATGTTAACTCTGCTCCAAATTATGAAGCTTACTAAACTAAATCTATTTAAAAATGTTAGAAATCAATAAATATTACTTTGTAGAAGACAATTTTAATTCGTGGATACTAAAGATTACGGAAATTAGTCCATCAGAACGTATTATAGGTTTCTGTAAACAAGTTGGGGACATCCCCTACTATAAAGAGTGGTCTTTTTCTGGTTATTTTGCTGATTTGAATAACAAAGAAATAAAGTATACTTTAGCCCTTGCAGAGCAAATAAAACAGTGGATACCTGAACAGTATGAAGATTTTTTAAAATGTAATCATGGAGAGAAATTTTATGAAGCTTATTAAACCACAATTTCAATACAATGACAACTTACAACAATTTTAAAATAGGAGACTTAGTTAAAGCTAAATTAGGTTATCCTTATTACGAAGGAGCAGGTTTTAACAGATTAAAACTTAATGGGCCTTTTAAAATTCATAGATTTTCACAGGCTACCCCGAGACTCGATGGAAGTAAACGGGATGTTGCTTGGTTTGAAGAAATTGAAGGTTTAGGTGTTTATCTTGGAGCATTAGAACTGGTGTCATCAGTGTCCCATTACGAAAATTATTATTAACCAAAAAAATGATTTATTTCATATCAAATCAAACAGAAATACAACATACATATGACTACACTATTTTAACTGTCCAAGAATTTAAAGAAGTTTTTAACACTGGTTTAAAGGGTGACCAGAGTATAGATTTGGAAACTACAGGATTTGATCCACATGTAGAATCTATTTTAAGTTTTCAGATAGGAAATAGTGTAGATCAATATGTTTTAGATTGGGCTTTTGTAGATCATGAATTACTAGAAATAATAAATAAAAGAATTCAACAAGATACATTCTTATTTCAAAATGCAAAATTTGACTTAAAGTTTTTGTATAAATACAATCTGATTCCTAAATTAGTTTATGACACTTATTTAGCTGAAGCAGTTTTAACTAAAGGTATTGAAAGAGAAAGAAAGTCTCTAGATTATCTGTGTCAAAAGTATTTAAAAATCCATTTAGATAAAAGTATACGAGGCAATATTCACAGAGAAGGTTTAACTCCTAGGGTAATAAAGTACGCAGCAGATGATGTAAAGTACTTACATGAACTTAGGGAAAAACAAACTGTAAAACTTGAGGCTTATAACTTATTAAAGGATTTAAGTATTGAAAATAAATTTGTAAAAGCATTAGCTTATATTGAGTATTGTGGTTTTTATTTAGATCAACAAGCTTGGAGAGTTAAAATTCAGAAAGATAATGAAGTTCTAAAACAAAAAGAAGAAGTTTTAAATACTTTTATCTTAGAAAATTCACAATTATTTCCCGAATTCATAGATACTCAATTAGATTTATTTTCAGATGAATTAACAACCAGTATTAATTGGAGCAGTCCAATGCAAGTGATCAAGTTTTTTCACAAACTTGATATTAATACTAAAACAAGAGATAAAAAAACTGGAGAAGAAAAACACTCTGTTGAAGCAGATGTTTTAGAGTTAGAAATCCATAAACATCCTATAGTTGAAAAATATTTAGAGTTTAAATCAGCTGAAAAAGTAGTTACAACTTATGGAGAGAATTTTATTGATCAAATTAACCCTATTACAGGAAGATTACATACTCAGTTTTCTCAAATTATGTCCTCAGGAAGAACCTCTTCTGGAGGACAAGATAAGCAAAGAAAAATTAAGTTTATTAACTTTCAAAATATACCCGCAGACAAAGAGACTAGGAAGTGTTTTAAAGCTCAAGAAGGGAACACTTTAATTGTTGCAGACTACAGCAGTCAGGAGGCAATCGTGCTAGTCAATGAATCATTAGAGCCAAGATTACTAGAGTTTTATAGGTCTGGAGAAAATGATATGCACTCTTATGTTGCCAGAGAAATTTATCCTGAACTAAAAGGGTTAAATTTAAAAGATATAAAGAAGTTATATCCAGAGAAAAGACAAACTGCTAAAATTGCAGGCTTTGCACTTGTATATGGAGCTGAGCCTATAACTATTTCAGTTCAGTGTAAAATTCCATTAGAAGATGCACAATTTTTCTATGATTCTTATATGGCAGCTTTTTCCGGTCTAAAAGACTATTTTAAACAGTGTCATCAGCAAGCTTTTAAAGATGGTTATATTTTAATTGATAAACATTACGGTTCAAAATGTTTTATACAATATTTTGAAGAGTTTAAAGAGAATCAAAAAAAGTTAACCCGAGAATTTTGGGAAGAGTATCGAGAGGAAAAGTTAAAAGATTCATCAAAGTTTAATAAAACTCTTAAACCCTTAGTTAGAAAAGTGTTTAAGAAGCGCTCAGAAATTGAAAGAACAAGTGTAAATTACCGGATTCAAGGAATTTCTTCAAGAATTTCTAAAGTAGCTGGAATACTCCTGTTCGATAAAATAATTGAAGAGGGGCAATTCAATAAAGCTAAGATAGTAAACTTTGTTCATGATGAACTTATAGTTGAAGTAGGTATGCAAGAATCCGAAAAATGGGCAGAGATTACACAAGAATGTATGGAAAAAGCAGGAACTTACTGGTGTAAAACCATTTTGTTAAAAGCAGTTCCTTTAATCACTAATGTATGGACAAAATAAACACCTAAATAAATGAATAAAGAATTTATACAAAAAGCTTTAAATGGAGAAGTCTTTCTTAGGTTTAAAACTGAGAAAGAATTACGTGAGGAAGGTAGATGGTTTTCATCTTCTGTAGTGGAGTTACCTAGTAATTGGGGAAACAAACATCAAGAAGAAAAAAGAAAATTGTTAGGATGTTCTTTAAGTCTACTTAACGATGAGATTAAGAAGCAGTTAAGAGAAAATAAAGAGAACGTGTTATACATTTTAGATGATGAAATATTTTTCAGTGGAGATTATTTTACAACTTTACCCATCACTACTTTTTACGAGGCTTATTAAAAAACTTTTTAACTATGGACTTAAAACAAATAGAATTTGACTTTAAAACAGGGAAAGGACACCTCTATAGATTTAAAACAGAGGAAGAATTTAAAAGAGATAATCAATGGGAAAATGATCATCCTTTTTCGTGGAATTCAGGTAAACAAATGAATGAATTTATGGGCCAACAAATAAACACAGATTTACTAAGTGATGTAGACTCCTATTGGTTTAAATATTTAGGAACTCTTAATGGAATTCCTTGTAGATGGAATATGAATTTTTCTCAGGTTGTAAAAATTTATTCTGTTACACATTATTACGAATCTTATTAATCAAAAAAACATGGAAGAACAAAATAACTATTCAGCCTTTACTAAAAGGGAACAACCATTCAGATTTTTAACAAGGGAAGAGGTGGTAGATCCAGATACAGGAAATTATAGACCACCTTGGACTAGCACAATGTTGAAGATCTGTGGTAAAAAAGTAGATGTTGGTGAAATGGAAGCTATTAATAGTATGGGCTTTCAGTATCCTGTAGGTGGTATACTTTTTAGTTTTCGTTGGTCATCTATTATTCCTATTGGAAACTCTTTTTATGAAGCGTATTAATTAATTATGTTTAAACGAAAGACAGGTTTAGAGGAGAATTGGATATTTTTAGAAAATCCGATTTACCAAACTAAAGTAGCTGAGGAAGTTCTACGAAAGTTAAAACTAGGTAAAAGTAAGAGAAGAATAGACCTGCGCTTTAATGATAGTCACAACACAGGAATATCCATAAGTTTACGTAAGTTCCTTGAACTGAAAAAAACTTATGGTAACCTGAAAGAAATAAAGAAGTTCTATAAAAACAAATATCACCTATGAAATTTATTATAGACACTACTTGTGAATTAAGTCCTGATTTACAGTATTTTTATTTTCTTATACAGACAGGCAAATTAAAAGAAGCTAATCAATTTGAAACAGAGAATAGTCCTTTTGAAGGTAATCCAATTGAATCTTATAAAGACAAGCTTATTAGACTAGGTTATCTAGTTAACTCAACAACTCCAAACAAGCTAAAGAAGCTTAAAACAAGTACTGTTGATGAATTAATAGATAATATTATTCCAGACTACCGTGCCAAATTTAAAAATAAAAAGGCAGGGGCTATTGGAGATGCGAAAGCTATTAAGAATAAATTTGAAAGATTTTTTAAGGAATATCCAGAGTATGCTGATAAAGAATTAATACTAGATGCAACTCAAAGATATATTAATACCTGTGCAAGAGACAACTTTAAGTTTCTTATGCAAGCTGATTATTTAATTTTTAAAAACAACCAAGATGGTGGTGGAAGTAAAAGCACTTTAGCAGCTTTTTGTGAAGAAGTTTTAAACTTAACTTATAGTAATGGAAAACAATCCGGAGACCAAGGAGACGATATTTGATAAAGTCCACTCTGAAATTGTTGCAAACAAGACTAAAAAGGAAGCAGGAGGAATTACAAGTATTTCTATTCCTTTTCCTAGGTTATCTTTAAAATTTCCTGGATGGGTAAAACATTCTTATACTATAATTACAGCGTCAAGTGGGATAAAAATAAATTTCAACCAGAACTTGCATATATTAATTATTTTTCGTATATTTACAGTATAAACAAGTAAATTATGAAAATACCTAAAATTTTATTCAAAAATAAAAAACCTCAAAGTGGTATTTATTGTATAGAAAATACAATAAATGGAAAACTTTACATTGGTAGTTCTCTAAATATGTATCAAAGATTACATGCTCATAGAATTTATCTTAATAATAATGTTCATCAAAATAAAAAACTACAAAATTCATGGAACAAACATACAGAATCTAATTTTATATGTTATTCTATTGAAAATTGCAATAAAGAATTATTAACTGAAAAAGAACAGTATTATATTGATACTTTAAAACCTTGGTATAACATAACTATATTAGTTATTAGAAACATTCCTTCATTTGAAAGTAGAATTAAAATATCAGATACTTTAAAAGATGGTTATAAAACAGGAAGAATTAAAATAACCAAATCTAGAAATGTAGATTCTTATGATTTAGAAGGAAATTTTATTAAATCTTATAAGACTATTAGAGAATGTTCTAAAGATTTAAATATAAATCATACTTCAATACAAAGAGTTTTAAAAGGTTTATATAAACAATGTAAAGGTTATCAATTCAAATATCATGAGGATATAAAAGAAATGAATAAAATAAAAATTGATATTGCAGGTAGATCAGTTAGAAAACCTGTCCCAATAAAATCGGATAAATTGCTGGAAAACCCTGAAGAGGATAATCAGCAGCCTATCATTAATTTAAAAGATTAGTGCGGGTTCAACGACTAGATATTGAAACTAGAAATAGAATATAATATATCCACGAACATCCGACATTTAAATTAAATAATTAAAAATGAAGATAATTATCAAATTATATCTAGAAAAACTAAAGGAACAAAAAATATGATAAATCTAGCTAAAAAATATAATCTAAAACTTAGAATTATTTATTATTAAATGATGATATAGTCTGACCTGTAGATATAACATTTAGAAACTACAGAAATAAAGGATAAAGAGCCTTTATGATAACAATTAGAGGTAAAACAAAAATTGCCAAATTCTTCACTGTTATGTCAGTATATGATTTTATTAAACAACATCCGGAAGCTACAGTAAAGATTTTTTATTTTGCTTTAGAGGAAAGTAAGGAAAAGTTTTGGTTAAGTGTTATAAGTACACTACTTCAAGAAAATTACGGTATTACTATTTCTCCATCTGAGCTTATGTCTCTAGGAGATTACACCTTAACAGACGAGGTTCTAGAGTGTATTAATACTGTGAAAAAAGAGGTTGATGAGATGGAAAAGCACATTGAAGTAATAGATAATGTATTTAATGGATTTGGGATTTATCAAATAGTTAAACAACATTTTGACAATAATCCTGAAATAGGTAAATTTGAAGAAATAGTAAGAAAAGGTTCAACAACAAAAGGAAAATTTATTTATGCTAATCCAGATTACTATGTATTTGTAGTAACTGACCAAGTAAACTTGTTGATTCCAGAACCAAAAAGTGATTATAATCCTAGTAGAACTTTGCATGAAGCAATGGGTGTATTCTCTCAAGAATACTGCTTAAAACAAATGCAAAAAAGACTCGGATGTGTAGTTATTAATATTCAACAACAAGTAGCCTCTGGAGAAAATCAAGAATTTTACAAAGGCCAAACTATTGAGAAAAAATTAGAGCCCAGTCTAAGTGAATTAGCAGATAATAAACTAACACAAAGAGACGCCGACTTAGTATTGGGAATTTTTGCTCCAACAAGATACGAATTGAGTTCCTATCGAGGATATAACATACAAAAATTAAAAGATAAATATAGAGCATTAATATTCTTAAAAGATCGTCATTATGGACTAGCTAATAACTATGTACATATGTATTTTAATGGTGCTATCAATAAGTTTAAAGAGTTGCCAAAGTCAGAGGAAATGACTCCAGCCATTTATCAACAAATTATTGATAACAAATATTAAAATTATGAGTGTAGTTGCCATTGTAGGCAAATCAGGAGAGGGAAAATCTACTGCCGCAGGGAAGGTAGATGAATTAGAAATTACAGGTTTAGATCCTAAATCTACTTTCTATATAAATGTCGCTGCAAAAGACTTACCATTTCGTAGCTGGAGTAAACTGTACAATACGAGCAATAAAAACTATTTAGAGAGCTCAGATAGTAAAGTGATTACAGAAGTGATAAATCAAGTAAGTCAAAAAGCTCCTCATATTCAAGATTTAGTAATTGACGATGCTCAATTTATTATGTCGTTTGAGTATATGAGAAGAGCTAAAGAAAATGGATATAATAAATTTATTGATATTGGTCTTTCTACCAAACAATTAATAGACTCTGCAAAAAGTGTTAGAAAAGATTTAAATGTTTATTTCTTATGGCACACAGAAGATAATAAAGAATTTGGTTTTAAAATGAAGACAGTCGGTAATATGATCGACCAGTACCTCACTCTTGAAGCTTTATTTACAATTATTTTGTATAGTAAAGTTGAAAAGAACAATGCAGGTGCAATGCAATATTACTTTGTAACAAACAATGATGGTAAATTTCCAGCTAAGTCACCTGTTGGAATGTTTACTGAGTTGTACATTAAAAATGATTTAAATCTCGTAAAAAAATATATTAAAGAGTATTATGGATAACACCCTAGAATTTGGAATTCCAAAAGTAAAAAGAAAGGAAAAACTAGATTACTTTCCGGAGAAGATGGTTTTAACAATTGTTAGACCTTCTAAAGAAGAAAAAACTACTAAACTTGTATTAAACTCAACTGCTTCTAAAATCTTGGACTTAGGTAAAGGTTCTTTACTAGCCTTTAGTTTTAGTAAAGACTTAGTAGTAAATGTATCAAGTAAAATTGAAGAGGCAGATGGAAAAAATTATTTTGATGTATACCAACAAGCAGGTCTTGCGGGCTGTTATATCTTAAATAAACCTTCTGCTGAATATATTGTTGAAAAATATGCAGGTTCTTCACAGGAGAATATTGTTCATATTGAGTTAAGCTTATCTGAATTAGATATTAACTACCCAATTTTAAAGATCAAAGGAGCTTTAAATACAGAAACTGTAAATTATAATGAACTGGTACAAACCACAACCAACGAAGCCTAATCTTGAAACATTAAGGCAAAGGTCATCAAAAATTTTACAAACTTTTAGCAAAGTTGTAGAAGAATTACAGACTACTAATACTGAAGTAAAAGAACTTGTAGAGGAAAATATCGAAGTAATTACTTCCCTTCAGGCTGAGAACAAAGTTTTAGTAGACCTAGAAACTTCAAACAACAAAATCATCAATAACATTAATAAACTTTTAGATAAATAAATCATTATGTCGTATAATTGGGAAGAAGAAAAACAAGTTGTTATTTTTAACAACGGTAAAGCTGGAGAAGTAACATGTACTGCATCTCTTAGAGATACAACCGGAGAAACTGGGCCAAATGGTAATCCACTACCTCCATATATGTTGACTTTGAAAGACAGTAAGAATGTAGATGCAGAAGGTAACCCAAAAACAATTGAGGTTCCTTATTACTTGCCTGTAGAGCCAACTGAAGGCGACTCTAAAGGGTTGACAAGGTTAAGAGCTACTATGCAAGCAGCTCGTTATTTGTATGAGGCTATGACTAGCAGTACTAATTTACCTACAGCAGATACTTCTGAGGAAGCTTTTAAAGCTGTAATGAATGCATGTATTCAAGCTGGTCAAGTACAAGTAAGAGCCTTTGTACACTATGAAAAAGGTGGTAAACCACATAGCTTTTTAAGTATGTTGACTGGTTTTAAAAGAGGAATTGTTTCTACTTCTAATACAGCTTTTGTGTTTCCAGAAACTAACTTCATGGTTAGACCTCCAAAGGCTAACACTGAAACTGTAACTACTACTACAGAAGCTACAGAAATTGATGCCTTATTCGGTAAATAATTAAATAATAGTAGAGGGGGTGAAATTCCCCCTTTATTTTTTTCTATGAAAACACCTTATTTCTTTGAATTAACTTATTCAGAAATTGAGGAAAAATATGGGCAACAATATTTACTTAAGTATCTTTATCCTGAACTTAAAATTGGAAAGAATCACTCTCCTTTAAGAAGAGATGAAGATCCTTCCTTTTTAATTGGAGTAAATACAAATGGAACAATATATTGGAAAGACCAGAGAACAGGATTAAGTGGAAACTTATATACATTAATAATTGAAAGAGAACCTAGTGTAAGTAATTTTCCAGAAGCTATTTATTTTATAAATAGACAACTTCAAAGACTAAATATTCAACCTATTGATAAAGCCTCTCTTTCAGCCATAAAAACAAAGCAATTTAAACTGGGTGTGGTGAGAAGACAATGGTTACAACATGATATAGATTACTGGGCACAATTTGGCATTAGTAAAAAAACTTTAGAATTATACAATGTATCGCCAATTGAGTGGATTTATCTAAATCCTAATACAAAATATGAAACCCTTATAGTTGCAGATAAATTTTCATATGTGTTTAAAGAGACTAAAGATAGTCTTGTAACTTTAAAAGTTTACCAACCCTTTTCTACCACAGCTAAGTGGTTTTCAGATTGTACTGAACAAATTTCAGCATGGCACGGATGGGTACAAATGGATAAAAATGCAGATGTTTTAATTTGGACAAAAAGTTTAAAGGATGTTATGAGCATTCGGGAAACAACAGGTTTTAATTCAGTCAGTTTACAAGCTGAATCTTGGATGCCTAAGGTATCTGTAGTTAATGAATTAAAACAAAGATTTAGACAAATTTATCTTCTTTATGATAATGATTTAAATAGTGAACAAAACTGGGGCAGAAATTTAGGAGCTAAAATTGCTAATACATTTGATATAAAACAGATTGAAATTCCGGACTTATTCAACTGTAAAGATTACAGTCAATTATATCAAAATTATCAAGAACAAGCACTTCAAATATTAAATGGTTTATTATGAAACAGTTTATTTTTTATAGCCCCTCAGCACAACAGTTAATTGAGAGGTTTAATATCTTAGCCGAAACGTTAAGTGGAATGAGTATTAGTGACCAAGACTTTCGAGATGTTCAAGCAAAAGCTATGGAATGTCATGAGGAAGTTAGGTTATTATTAGAAAAGGTTAGAGGTAAAAAAGGACAGTATTACTTTAGTGTTCCAAGAGTAACTATAGTGTGTCAACAGCAAGAGAACAAATATGTATTTGCAGCATCTCGTTGCTCTCCTTTAGATGCTTTTATAAAAAAACAAGGACGAGAAAAATGTATTGAACGGATTAACAAAGAAAAGTATTTACTAGAAGTCGCAACTAAAGATGTACCTACTGAGAAATTTACAGAGTGGTTTATCAGTAATGCTAAAAACTTAGTTAATCAAGTTATTCTCGATACAACCTTATTAGCAAAATTCAAATGAGAGATTTTGGAAATGTATACAGTATAGTAATTCCAAAATTTATCACACATGTTAGAAGAAGGCCTCCATTAAAAAATGGAAAAATTTCAAAAAGTAAAAAGTCAGAATACTGGAAATTAAACTATAATAAAGTTTATTCCCAGTCTGTGCATTTTGCTGAAAGAAATTATATGGCAACACAGCTACATACCTTTTTAGAGGGGTATATAAAAACCATAAAAGTAGTGCCACCAATTAGAATTGAAATTGATTTTTATGTACCAATTAATTACGGCAGTTTAAGTATAAGAAAAGATAGTGAGACAAAAGAATATAAACTATGCTGGAAAGAAGCTAGTAAAAACTATGTTCCTAACTGGGATGATGAGAATGGGTTATTTATACTTTGGTTTAAAACTGTAAAAGATCATTTAACTACATCTGGAATAATTACAGATGATAATGTATCCATAGTTAGAGGAGGAGGTTGGAATACCTACTTTGTAGATACTATAGATGACAGAAAAATGGTCATAAAATTAATTGAAATATGATAATACCAAGAGAAGATTACCTTTCGAATGAAGGCGTAAATCAATCTAAACTAAAATTAATAGCAATACCCTCTTTGTATAAAAATTATACACCAAAAGAAGAGGATGATGAAGATAGTGACCCAGATCACTTTAAAAAGGGAACTTTTATAGATGATATTCTATATAATTCTACCACAATTTGGGATAAATACATTGTAAGTACTGTTAAAATACCTACTGCTAGTTTACTTGAATTAGCTCATAAAGCTGCTAAACGAGACTGTATAGTTCCTGAACAGGTAGAAGAAATCAGTAAAGAACTTCAGTTATGGAGCAATACCAAGGATGAAAAAAAAAGAATTGAGAAGTTTAATAATACTGAATTTTGGGACTATATAAAATTCTTAAAAGAAGCTAAAGGAAAAATAATTCTCAGTCAAGAAGAATATGACGTCATGATGTATAATTATGATAACTTAAGTGGTATTTTTCAAGGTATGAGGATGAAAGATTGTTTAACAGCGGAGTATAAGGGAATTAAGTTAAAAGGGGAGCTAGACTTTTTAAACATTAAAGAGTATACTTGGAAAGTAGAGGATTTAAAGAGTACACAAGATTTGAATAATTTTTCTTACTCTATTTTAAAGTATAGGTATGAATTCCAAATGGCTTTTTATGAGTTTTTAGTGGAACATAATACTGATGCAGTTGGGATCTCTTCAAAACATATGAAAGAACGAGGTATGTGGAGAGTTATTAGCAATAGACTGAGTTTACCAACCTTTAGTATCCTTAATCCCTGGGATGCTTGGTTTTCTTTTGTTGAAGGAAATAGGTATTATATGGGGGTGCAGGAAGCTCTAGAAAGGCTACTATGGCATTTAGAACATGATAAGTGGGATTATCCTCGAGAATACTACGAAAAGGGCTACATTATTCCATATTGCAATCCGCGATATATTCTTGAAGAATCTGTTAATAACAATAAAAACCAACTAAAACTGTTTTAATTATGGTAACTTTTCGAGATAATTATGTAACTTTATTTCTTTTACCATTATTGAAACTTAATAATGCATGGTTACAAAAAAGAATAAAGGGTCATCGCAGGCTTATTAATGGGTATATGTATCTAGATAATGAAGATACTGAGCATTTTAAACAGGATCATATAAGTATGATTATTCAAACTTATCAATCTGAAGACTTTAGTGAAGAAGAAAACAAATTACTAGTACATCCAGACCTAGTTAGTTACTATGATATATGTCATACTAAGTACTCGGTTTTTGTGTTTAATATGAGTCGTTATGATGATTACTATAAGTTTTTAGAGGGTAAATATTCAGAGTTTTCAAATTGGGCTAAACAATTAATTATTGAGAAATCAATTGGAGAGATGGATGATGTTGTTTTAGCAAAAGCCATTTTAGAAAAATCTGAAACTTTAAAACCATTGGTATCTGAAAAATATGGAGTTGAAATAGATGTATTAAAGGATTGTGAATTAGGCCCTATTTGGTCTTCTGCAACTGAAAAAAATATTTTAACTCAAGAGTTATTTAACAAGTTAGACAAAAGTGGTAAAGTTAATTTAAATCACAGACACACAACATGAGTAAAAAACTATTTACAGTAAGAAAAAATCCCGAGTATTCTTACTCCTCAAATAAAGCAAGTGCAGTTAAAATTCCTAAAAAAGCCATTTACTCAATTTATTTTCAAGGAGTGGCGGTAATTCATATAGAGGATTTTATACCTGAAAAAAAACAATTAGCTAAAGAACTGTGTAAATTTTTAAATTCTTCACAATATGAGCAACCCCTTCAAGTTACTTGATCCTGTAATTTTTACATCGAATAATGATGGGTTAAATTTAGGAATTGTAATAAAAGTACAACCTACGTATATTGAGTGTTATCCTATTTATTTTTGTCTAGATCTTGACAGGTTCAAGGAGGTATTAACTTGTCGAAAACTATCGTTTCATGCAACAAGAAAAATGTTGAGTTCCCAGCTTGTAGTTCCGATCTCTAAAGATACTATAGAATACTTAAAAGCAGAAAAGCATTTTAAACTAGCTTATGAATTTTTTTCTAAAATTTTATATATAAACAAAAATAATCTACAAGATGTATCTTAAAAAAAATCAACTCGAACTAAGAAGTCGATTTAAAAATGGAGATGTGATTAGTGATAGAGGAGAGCTTTACGTAGTGCTTGGTAAACTTAGATCAGGAAATTTAAAACTTCTTTTTATAAGAGGACTCTTATATGTAATGCAAGATGTTCCGGCTTCAGATCGTCCTCCTCTTTCTGAAATCATTAAACAATATACACACTATAAAACTTCATATCATGGAGTAGTTAAAGTGGCTGAATCTGAGTTAGAATTCTTTGAAATAAAAGACATAGTTGATCAAGTTAGAAACTTAATAAACTCCCAACATTATGGCTAACATAACTAGATTTAAAAAGGGAAGCCCAATAGTATTCAGAAAACGTCAGAGCTTATACTTTGAAATTGTTTTAAATGTAACTGAAAAAGACACAGTTCATTATATAAATTTACAGACCAGTGTATTTTCGCAATCTCCTGTAACACTAAAAGATCTTTTACTTCGTAGAAATTGGATCTACAGTAATGAGGCAGCACTTGTAGCACTTGAAGAATTAAAAGATAGAAATTTATTAGACAATTATAATACAGCAAAACAATTATTATGTCCATAGTAACTATTGAAAAAGAAGAAACACAAAAAAGATCAATTCAAAAATCTATTGATCAAAGTGCCGAAGCTTTAGTTTATGACATATTACAAAAAAGTCAATACGTTAAACCAATAGACTCCACAGTAAGAGAGACTGTGGCTAATGGTGTAGATGCCTTAAAAGAAAAAGAAATAGCAGAATTAATTATAAGTGGCAAGAAACAAGAAGAAGATTACTTTATAAAAAGAAATGGACAACAATATAAAGACAGTAATTTTAATCGAGACTACTACGACCTAAAATGGTTTAGTCCTATTAATGAAGTTGTAATACACTATATTCAGGGTGTAGGTACAGGATTTTGTGACAAAGTAGAAATATCTGATACTGGAGTAGGCCTTTCTCCAGAGAGATTTAGAAATTTATTTAATCTTGGATATTCAACCAAGAGAAATACTAATAAAGGAGCATTAGGGGGTTATGGATTGGGGGCCAAGTCTCCTCTATCTACTGGTATTGATTTTTATACAATTGAAACCAATTATAATGGAATGACACTAGTAGCTAATTGCTATAACCACAAAACTGAAATGGTAATTGGTAGATTTAATGAAGATGGATCTGAAAACCCGTTTATTACATTTACTGATAAAGCTGGAGAAGAAATAACTTGGCATTATAAACCAACTACCGAGAAAAATGGAACAAAAGTTATTATTCCTTCAAAAAGAATAAACCGAGATAAATATACCCAAGCCGTTAAATCACAACTTTTATATTTTGATAAAGTTAAATTTTTTACTACTCAGGAATATGGATATAAGAGTGAGGAGACGTTTAAAGCAAGAGTACTTTATAACAGTAATAATATTATTATTAGTGATAATAATTACTATAGCAAGCCACACGTCTTAATAGTAAAAGATGCAGCTAGTACTGAAGCTGTGTGTTACGGATATGTGGACTTTAGAGAGATGGAGATGGAAGAATTATTTTCTTCTGTAGGAATTAAATGTACTATCAGATCTGTAATTAAAAATGAAGATACAGGAGAAGAACAAGTTTTACAGGAAGGAGTTTCAGTAACTCCAAGTAGAGAATCTATTTTATTTGATGACCACACTCGTAACTACATCATCACTAAGTTTAAAGAGGTACAAGAAGAAGCTAGTCAATTGGTCTCAGATAAATTAAAAGAGAAAGACTTTTTAGCTTGGATTGATAAGGCAAGTAATGCTTTATCTAATTCTGGATCAGATCCTATTTTAAATAGACTTTCAAAAATCATTAATAAAGAAGAGATCAACCCTATTTTCCCAGGAACTAAAATTAAATACTTAAGTAATCCAAATGCAATGTTTCCTGGCTTCTATATTAAAGAGGTGTTTTTAGCTAATGAATATAGAAATGGAAGGTATGAATTTAAATTAAAGAGAGAATTTGCAAATACCGGATGGATTAATCCTACTTTAATTTTCTTTAAAGATGCTGATACTGATAGGGAGAAAGACCACTATCTTCAATCTTACGCTACTTCTTTAGGATATTCAAAGTTCTATTTAGTTGAGGAAATGGCGGAAGATTTATATATTGGAAGTCCAAAACTAAATAAAGATAGAAGTTTATTTTCAGAAGAAGAATTAGATGCGATAGAAGAAAAACATAAAGTCTCTCGATTAAATGCTAAAACAGAAATCTGGCAATTATATTCTAGTTCCAAACATTTTAAAAATTATTCTGAAGTAGTCATTCCAGAAGATTGGCTGAAAACTTTTAGAGATAAAAATAAGGAAGAAGAAGACACAGTTGAACAAGTTAAAATAAAAGCATTATCTCCTAAAGAACAAAGAGCATTAGCAGCTAAGACTGTTTGTTATAAGCCTGTTTCACGAGGTGGGTATAACACAGATGAAGATTTATTTAAGTGGATGAAACAGGAGCCTTTTATTGCTGAATTAAAAGACGGAACTTATTCCAATTCTTATTATGGTGGAACAGAAGATGAAATATCTTTAAAATTAATTGCACTTCTTTCAAAAGAAACTGTTACAGCTTTTAGAGTGTCTAGTGCAAATGTAAAACACTTTAAATCCCTTAAAAAGGTAAAAACCTTTTTTGAAAAAATAGACAATAATAATACCATAACTATGTCACCCGAATTAATTAATTGGTACACTGGGTATCTCATTCATCAAGCTTCCCATAAGTTTAAATTCTTAAAAGGTTGGAAAAGTTTTAACATAGAAATTTTTGAGGTTTATGAGACTCTTTTAGCTTTTCATGAGAAATACTATAGGCACCTATACAAGGATATATACGAGTTTAAAGATTCAAAAGCAGGTGCAGATATGTTAGAAACTTGTGGTAAAATTCTTCAACTTCAAACATACGCAATGGAGCATACTGATGAGGTTGAAATTAAAACAAAAGCAAGTGAGTTATTTGGATTAGAATATAAAAATGGTAAGGCTGTAATCAATGAGTATTACCAACTTCTACTAGTTTTAGAGGATTATTGTGAATCAATTTATCCATTATTAAACGAAATTCCTCTTTTAGTTGAAGGTAAATATGTTCCGAACCAAGTTGAGCATTTAATTAAAGAATTTATTGAAGTTAAAGGCTTAAATGAATTTGAATGGGATAAATCCCTTATGGACAATATTAAAACTCCTCCGCAAGATGTCACTGAACCAGCAGAAAACACAGAGATTGAAGAAGCATTCGCCGATACAGAATAGAACTTTAAATGTTGAACTTTCTTGTCGAAGAAATTATTTTACTAGGAATCTTCTAGCTGCTAGAGCTAAAATAGAAGGATTAAAACTCTCAAAATTTCACCCTGCAACTGGAAATCCCATTCATGTTTTTTCAGCAGAAGAAAGAATGGAATTAGAGCTTATTATCACCATGATAAATGAGTTTAGAAGTAAGTTACCTCGAAGAAGATTTAACCTTTATAAAGAGGCCCAGGAAGAATATGGAAAGACGTATATTCCGGTAAGTAAACTTAAATTTACCTCTATACAGGCTTCTGACCCCTTTAATACAAATTATCTAATTTAACGTTTTAATAATCAATGAGTTAACTTCCCATTAAGTCGGTAAATCTGTTCCTTTTAATAGTACCCAATTCTAGATCCGGTGAATTTAAAAACACAGTGCTTCTAACGGAAGTTAGCTCTTTTTTCGTATATTTGTACATCTAAAAAATTTAATACACAAACATGTTTACATTTTCAAAAAATAAAGAAAATACACTTATCACCGGAACAATTTACGGTGATGTCTTTGGAGTAAAATACTCTGAAGTTTTATATAAATCTATGCAAGATCTGGAAACAGAACTTGTAGCGGCTACTACGGGGCAGCAAGCTAAAGAAATTACAGAAAAATTCAAAGCCCTTACTGTAGAAGATCCTAATGCTGTAACCACCTCAGATGTACATCCAGACATTTATGTTGCAAATACTGGAGATTTTTATCTTACAGTTTCTGGTAAAAAATCCTCTGTACCAATGCCTTCTGCTTTGGTAAACAGAATGAGAGATGCACTAGATAAAGGATTATCAATTGATCCTCTAATTAAATTTTGGATTAGATTCTTACGTAATCACAAATTAAGAAACATCTGTGGCTCTAAAGGTGAACAAGCAAGTTTTGCAGAAAGAGTTTTTAACTATGTTAATATGGACTTCTTAAATGAAGATCAGCTTGAGAAGCTTATAGATGAAAAGGGATATACACCTGAAATAGCCGAAGCTATGTGCACTGTTAAACAAGTTAGAATTACTCAAGAAGGTTTACTTGCAACTTATAAAGTGTCTAGAGAAATTACAAAGAGGTATAAATGGAATGAAGAAAAGAAACAAAGAGAAGAGTATGATATTAATACCACAGAAGTTATTGGAGTAGACGAAATTACTGGTTTGTTCAAATATGCTGAAAAGAAAGAATTAGCAAATGAACAAAGAGTGTTTAAACCTGCTGTACAAGGAACTTCTGGAGATGAATTTTTCTGTGGAGAAACTAAAGGCCATATTATTCGTGTAGGTCAAGTACATAAACTTGAAAGTTGGAATCAAATTGATATTAGTGACTACAGATCTTGTGTTCCAGGACTTCATGTTGGAGGTTTAGATTACATTAAAGGGTACCAAAATTCAGGTACTGAAACTCACAATGTTTTAGTTGACCCTGCACATATTGGTGCTGTACCGGATGATCGTTCTGGAGCAATCAGATGTATACAATACTTTGTATTAGATGCTTTCTCAGGAGTAAATGGTTCAATTTATCATAGTTCAACTTATGGCAAATTAACAGATGCGCAATGGGAAGAAGAAAAAGCAGCTATTATCAAGGAATTTGGTGAATTAAACGCTGCCAAAGAAGAGGCTATGGATGAATTAAAAGCTCTTTAATTTAGGTACGGACGTTTTAAAAAACTATAGTTTTTTATTTTAAAACAAGGTTAGAGTCTATTTGAAGCTATACTTTAACCGATTTATTAAAGGAAAGTTGTAAAGGAGGGGATTATTCCCCTCTTTTTACTTTATAAAACAATTTAAAAATAAACACAAATATGACCACATCAATACAACAAACAGAGGTATTAGCTAAGCTGTCACCTGCTCAAAAAGGTGCATTAACTAAATTAATCAAGAAAAATAACCAACTGTATAAGCAAGCTAATAGAAGAGAGCGTAAAGTATTAATTTTAAAGGATGCTTTAAATGTTTTAAAAGCCGATAAATTATTTGAGTTAAGAGGTGGAAGTTACCTCGTTAGTGATGAGACTGTGAATATTAACCAATCCTCTCTTTTAACTACTAGTGACAAAGTTTGCAGTGTTTGTGCTAGGGGAGCTCTTTTTTTAAGTAAAATTCGTTTAAATAATAAAATTAATATAGAATACTCTCCTTTATATGAAAATTTTAAACCAGTAGATGCGTCTTCTCAAACAATCCCTCACCCTAGTACTGACGGCTTTGCGGAAATATTAAAAGATGCCTTCACTGAATCAGAACTATCCTTAATTGAAGCTTGTTTTGAGCAAAGCTCCGGGTTTTTATCAGACGAGGTAGGTACGTATATATACTCGTTACCAAAATATCTTAAACATCCAGATATGTTATCAACAATAATAAAAGATACATTTCCAGGCACTCCAGAAGAAAGGTTTAAAAAAATAGCTTCTATTATTATTAAGGCAAATGGGGATGTTATCAAACCATTGATTAAAGCAATACTACCATGAAAAGATTAAATGTAATTTTACTGTTTACAGTATGGTGGTTTCATACGCCAATTTTTTGCTGCTTAAATAATTTATATTTAAATGAACCAACTCAATTTATAAATTTTATAAAAGTACAGAAGAAAAAGAAAAAACACTATTACTTTAAACAGAGTAAAGCTTCAAATAGAAAGCCTAGTTCACCTATTGTTCCTTTAAAACAACCAAATAAACATGCCTCCAAAACCCATCATTTATCACCTACTTTTTTATAAGTTAACTGTAAAATTCTTTGGTAGAAAAAGAACCTCTAAATGGTTTGTAACTTTCCTTCTTTTGTTCCTAATTTTTGGATTTGTAGTAACTATGAACCACCTTCTTGTTTTGAGTAAAATCTTTAGTATCGGCTATTATATTCTTTTAGGTTGGGGACTTTTAACTGCTGTTGATCGAATTATAATTCTTACTCAACTAGATGCATTATTTAAAAAGTTTTTTATTTCAAGAACTTTAGATGATGAGTTTAGATTTAATATGTACTTAAGTTACTATAATTATCAATGGGCAATTTAAACATCTAACCATTATGGCTAAATCACTGACAAGAATTTATTTGAACAGTGAAGTTATAAGAAAGGAAGACTTACCAACAAATGCGACTCTAATAGGAACAAACAGAGCTTTTACTTATAAAACTAAAACTGGAAAAAAGAAAAATATTTATGAATTTTTTTATATTTTAGAAAATGAATCCACAGAATCCATTTGATCAAATTAAGTTCTGGCGAAATGCCTTTGAACTACCTGTAAGAGAAGTTCCAACAGTTCCTAAACTTGAGGAAATTGACTTAGCAGTAAGACTAGTAAAAGAAGAGTTACAAGAACTACAAGATGCCCTTAAAATCCAAAATCCAAGTGAGTACTTAAATGAAGTAGCAGATGCAGTAGGAGATTTACTTTTTGTAGTATCTCAAGTAGCTTATATACATGGTTTAACACCAGAAGAATTAATTGAAAAAGTTTATGAGTCTAATATGACTAAGATGTGTTATTCCTTAATTGAAGTTGATAAAACAATCACTTTTTATAAGGAGAAAAATATTGAGGCTTATTATGTAAAAGGAGTAAGAGAGGGAGAATTTATAGTTAAAAGATTAAGTGACAATAAAGTTTTAAAGAGTATTAATTTTGTTGAACCTAAATGGGAGTATGGCTCTAAGTAATAATGCAAAATTTTATCAATTCAAAAGGAGGTTTATTTTTAACTGCCTTTTTACAAGTAGCACTAGTTGCATCTAATGTAACTTTTATAGCTTATAAAATGTGGATTAGTTTAGCCATTACCGGATTTTTAATAAGCCTTGTTTGGACACTTAATGTGAAAAGAATTTCTATTGGAAGTTGGGCAGACAGGTTTATTTATTCTTTTGGAGCTATGTTAGGTACTATTTGTGGAGTCGCTTTGTCTAACTTTTTAAAAACTTATTTAAATGCCTTTTAGTTATTATGATGATATGGAAGCAGATAATCAACAAGAAAGAGCCTTAAGATACAACTCTGGAAAACCTATGTGGAGTTTAGTTGATTTTGATGCTTTAATTCCTATGGTAGAAGTTCTAATGTATGGCGCACAAAAGTATGCACCAGATAATTGGAAGAAAGGGCTACCAATTAATGAGATTTTAGACAGTATGCAGAGGCATATGAATGCTTTCAGAGCTGGAGAAAATGAAGATGAGGAATCTAAGAAAAAACATGTTGGTCACATTTTATGTAATGCCATGTTTCTATCTTATATGCACCTATATAAACCAGACTTTGATGATCGGATTAAGGATAAAAATAAAGAGGAACATAAGTTACCTATTTAGATTACTTCCTTAAAGCCTTATCTTGCTCATAGATCATATCAGCTACTGACCTAAGACCTGAGAAACCAACAATCAATTTAGTAGTGTAGTAACCGGGAGGAGTTTTATCTTGGAGATCTTCTCCATCAAGATTCTGCCCTGTTACTATATCACTAGTTTCATCAAATGTATTAGTAAACATTTTAGTTACATCTGTAATTAAACTAATAAGAGGTGCTCTTGAAAATAGATCTGTTACAGAAGATGGACTATAGAAATAAGTTATTTCATTCAAAGCTCTGTGTAAAATTTTATTATTCATACGAGCTATGTAGTTATTTTTATAAGAATATAATTCATCATCATCATCTGTTCCCATTAAAAGTAATAAAGTTGCAATTCCTGCAATTACGCGTAACTCATGCATTGTTGCTGAAATTTGACCCTCTTGTGCTTTTTTCCATTCATCAAAGCTCACTTTATCTGCTTGTTCAGGATTACTAAAAGCCCACTCTCTATATGCAATCTGAGCCAACTCACTATTTACTCTATTACCATCTTTATACAGTAGTTTTTTAGAAACACCAAATGTTGCAACATCTACAGTTCCTTTTAGGATCTGGGATGCTATTTTTTTTAGACCTCTATGTCCCTTAGTTCCTGCAATCCAGTGTGAAACTGCTTTATATCTAGGCATCTCAAGAGTATCAGTAATTTCATCATAATTAATTTTACCAAACCTTTCTCCTATAATACCCGGCATCCAGGTTTTATACATTAATAACCATTGCCATAATAAACTAGTTTGAGCAGAATAAGTATCTGAGGAATCAATAGTACCTGTTACTCTATATAATACTCTATTAGTTATAGTTCTAAAAGACTCCATAATTTCTAAAGATTGTTCGTCTGAGAGGTTCCCTATTTTAAAGGTAATAGTCTCTCCAGTTTCATCTAATACCAAAGACTCTCCAATAGATTGAGTGCCTTCGGGTAAATTAACTAGTCTTCTTATTTGACCATCAGAATCTAACCCATAATTAAAAGCCATAGCATAAGCTACATCATCTTTATGAAATTGATCCCCTATTCTAAACGGTGCAAATAAAGTCCTTTCGTCTAAGTATTTTCTTAAACCTTTTAAAAAATGTTTAGACGAGATTCTGTTAACTAGATCCTCATTAGTTGCATCTAATACAGATGTAATAGCTAACCATTTTTTTCTGTTAACTAGACGGTCTTTAGCTGACTTATTTAATAGTTCCTCTGTTACAGCTCCATTCTTCTTTTTTAATGCGTTTAAAGCTGTTCTAGAAGCTACAAAAGCTGATGTAGCAGTAGTAAATTTTAGACCTAAAGCTCTCATCCTATCATAGTTCATAAGCTTTTTAATAGCTTTAGTAGCATTAATTTTGCGACCTGCCACCTCAATAGTTTTATTTAAATCATCTGAAGTAGTAATTCCATATACATAGAAGTTTAAGAATTTATCAAATAATTGTTCAATGTTTTTAGCATTTTTAGAAACTATATCAGATGCATAGTCATAAATAGGATTACCTTCAGAGTCTGTTTCAATTTGCTTAGAGTTTTCAGCTAATAAAGCTTTATAAGCTTGACCAAATACTTCTAATTCTGAAGCATGTTTATGGTTATAGGCCATTTTAGCAAAGAGTAAAGTAGCATGACCATAATTATATGATTTTTCAGAGTCAGCAAGCTTATTAATAAACATCACTGGAACAGTTCTAATAGGGTCTCCATGAGCATCTAATTGTCCTAGGAATGTGTCTTCTTCTCTAACAGTTAAACTGTCTAACCAAGAATTAGTTATTTCACTTACATTTAGTGGATTGTCTAGAGTTTTTTCAAGAATAGTCTTGCGCACATTAGGATAAAAATTATTAGGTAAATCCTTCTTATTATTGATACCTAACATTTCTCTGAATTGATCATTAGAGTCTTGTATAAAGTCATACCAAGCTTTAAACTCAGGTATAGATTGAATGTATGCAAACTCCGTACTTTGATGTGCAGCTATAAACTCTGGTTTAATTCTACACCATCTCCAACCATGTTCAAAAAAGGCTTCATTACTATTTAAAATATCAAACTCCTTTGTAAAATCTTCAATTTCCCTATCAATAGATGCTACATCATCTCCCCATTTAGCTACTGCCTTCAAATAAACCTTTTCAAGTCTTTTGTTAAAATTCTCTTCAAACTTAACTACATCTATTTTAGTAGGTGAATCAGGATGATTACTAGCATAAATTCTCGGATCATTGGCTTCCATAGCCTCTTTCCAAGCTTCAGCTTTAATCCTACTACCCTCTTCAGATAACTCATGAATATAGTTACCTTGATTCTTATTTTCTCTTCCTAAATAAGTTTCAGCTGTATCAATAAAAACTTCCTTAAAAGTTTTACCTTCTGCTTTTAATCTAGATTCAAGTTTATTTTGTAGAGATACCAAATTTTTACTAAAACTTCTAATATCCAGGTTAGTAGACTCTTGTGCTCTACGCACTCTTTTATAAAACTCCTTAAATATAGGATTATCAATAGAAGATAATCTACTAAAAAGTTGATCAAAAGCTCCAATTTTTTTAAAGGGTTTTAAGGTTTCTCTAGTTGTATCTTCAAAATGGTGATCCGGAATTTCTTCTAAAGCTATTTCAGTTCTAACATTTGACAGTGCTTTTAATAAGTCCTTAGATCGGGTCTCTATGTACCATAATTGTTTCTTGAAACTTTCCTTATCTTCTTCAGAAACTTCAAAGTTTTCAAAGGATGAAAAGTTACTAATAATACCTGTGTAAGTACTTAAACTGTCTGTATAACCTTGAATTAATGATAAAGCTTCAAGCCTGTCCATAGAACTAAAACCATCATTATTCAATAAATTAGAAATTTGAGGAAATAAAACAGTGTTTATATAATCTGCAATCACATCAAATTTTGCTGTAGCAACAAACTTCTTAACTGAGTCTTCTAACATATTAGCCTCAGCTCTTAAAGACATCTGCTTATCTTTATCTTTTTCAGCCTTTGCTTTCTCTCTTAATTTCCTAACATCATCAAATTGTTTTTTTAGAAAAGAATCAACCCCTTTAATACCCAGTTTATCATAGGTACCATTAATAAATTTTGACTTAACATCCGGCTCTTCAACATACTGTTTTTTTACACTGATAATTTGTCCTTGAGTGTTTAATCTAAGTTTAATTGGAACAATCTGAGTTTTAATTATATCATCTATACCATAAGATTCTTTTAAAATTCTTTTGTATTGGAGCATTTGTCCAAAGTACTTATGCATTGCAGCCAAAAAAGACTTCTCCTTTGAGTATGTTTTAAAGTCATAAATAACTCCAGTGTCATTAGAAAATAAAATAACTAAGTCTGGTTTTCCCGCTACAGATCTAAACCCAGTTCCAATCCTCTGCTCAGATAAAATCTCTATAGTATCATTAGTTCCTAATTGAGTGTTAATTTGGTTTTGGTAATCTTGCGCTTCTTGAAGAATTTGATCTATAATTGTTTTAAGCTCACTAATCATTTGATCAGTTAGACCTAAAGCTTTATATTTTTGTGTTGTAGCACCATGTGTTTTACCGTCAATATAATCCTGAATTAAATCTTTTTGAACAGCGTGGATTAAATCACCTGCTATTGTATAAGGATTCTTATCATTAGGCTTAGATTTTCCTCTTGGATTAATTATCTGGGTTACAGTTTTATTAAACACTGAATCTTCATTTACTCCTACCTTTTTCTCTTGGTTTCCATCCTCATCTGTAATAAGGTATTCATTATCTATAATAGGGCTCATGTTACGAATTAACTCAGCTTTCTGATGATAATTCATACCTGGATGTACAAAGGCTATTTGTTTGTGATTTCTTACAGCATTTGCTACATATTCCGGATCAATATTTTCTACTACGCAATTTCCCATTTTTTTATTTTATAATGAACAGCTTAATTTCCATCTACCTGTTTTAATTTGCTCAGCCAAAAAGGATAAACCTCCAGCATCAACATATGCAAATTCAGACATATTATCCCTTAAAGCTTCTTTAATTTCATCAATTGTTGAACTGTTTAAACTTATATCTGATTGAATAGAAACTTTATCTAGCTCTTTTTGATTAATTGCTTTCACCTGAAAAGGGTTTAAAGTACTTGTTTGTTTACCTGATTTGGTTGCTTTATTGACCAATTTCTTAGGATTTTGGTAAGAATATTTACCAGTTTTAGATAAATAGACATCATCTAATTCACTTAGTTTTGAGTTAGCTTGTACTATTTCTATTTGATACTGATTAATGTTTGCTTCTAAAATATCTAAAGCAGCTTTCTTAAAAGGATCTTTAAAAATTCCGTCTACAAACTTACCTAGGAATCTTAATAAAGCATCCCACCAAGCCTGTAAGGTGGTGTCTTTAGCCTTTTTTTCAACTAAGTCTTTTAAATTATTCTTAATTACTTTTCCTATAGCCTCAAATCTAATTTCTTGCTCAGTTTTTAGCTCTGGATAATCTCTTTTTACTTCTTGATATTCAGCAAAAGAAGATACTCGTTTCTCCATAGCTTTATATAAAGGATGTTCAAATCCTAACATGGCTGTGAAAATGTGTGCTACTTCTTCTGCTCTATTATTGAATGTATCTTTACCTGCTACTATATCTATAGCTTTTTTAATACCATTAGCAGTTTTAACAGTTCTAGCTTCTCCACTTAATTTTGGATCTACTTTACCTAATCTGTTTTTCAAAAATGGTACTATAGTTACATCTATACCTGCTGCTTCTATAAACTTATCTAAAGATTTATTTAAGTCTTTATCTGAAGGTAATTCCAATTTAGTAGAACTTATTTTCTGAAATGGTAATTCATCTTCTTCAAATTGGTCATATAATTCTTGGCTACTTGATGTATTTATTCTTCTAACTTCACTCCTAATTAAACTTCTAGGATATTTCTTAGCTACTTCTTTCAAAGCTGCTATTTTAGTATTAACTAATGCTTGACCTGTATACTCTTTTTCTTTTCCTTTTCTGTTTTTAAGACTATCTACAAAATCTACAGCTTCTTGCTCAGTATTGAAAAAATCTATATCTCCACTATCTCCTAACATATATTCAACAGCCCACTCCATATTTCCACCACCTGGCCCTTTAATTATTCTCCAATTACCTAATTTTGGAGACACTGTTCTAGCTATAATACTACTCATACTCTCTTTTAAAGGCTCATTTTTAGGAGATAGGCCAATGGCACTTCCCCTTTGCACATAGTACATTTCTCTCATACTTTGTGAATTAGCAAATTGCTGTGCTTCTTCTTGTGTGTTAAATGAAGCTACAAAGCCTCTAGTAGGATCTTTAGACATAGCATCTCCTAGATCCTCAGTCTCTTGATACACATTCCATTTAAAAGTAGTTGTAGTATTAGGCCTATTCAACTTACCATATTTACTATCAAGTATACTATTAACACTATCTACTATTTTTTTAGTAGTAAATGGAGTATCTTCTGTATAGTCTATTCTAAAATTACTACCTGTTAAAGTAATTCCTAATTCATTATGATGATGTGAAAGATTATCCACTATAGAAGCTAAATTAGGTACTACCTGATATACATTCTGTAAAGAAGGATATTTAGTATAACTAACTCCTAATAACTCACTTGCTTTAGTTTTACTTACTTTCTGTGAAGCATCCCATACACTTCCTGAATATACATCAGTAGGTGCAGCCCATTTAATATCTTCTGATTTAGGATATATAACAAACTTTAATTTACCACCCACTTCTAAGTGATTAATTTTTTTATCTACAGGTGCAGTATAAGCACTAATAGTAAATTCTCCACCAGCTTTCTGATTATCTTCTATATGATGAAGTAGATTTTGTAATAACAAATTAACATCAAAATCTGAATAAGCTCCCATTACAGAATAGAAACCTTGTCCTCTAGAATAGATTTCTTCTGGATTATATACAATATTATTTACTTTTTTCCATTCTTCTATAATTTCTTTAGATTGTTCATATTCTTTGTTTTTTTCTATGAAGCTTTGTATTGTATTTTGACCTAATTTTATATTTTGAATTTCTCTTTCTAAAGATTGTATATCATATTTTATTTTTTCATCTGTTTGTAAATATCTTATTTTATCTTCTATTCTAAAAATTTCTTGTCTATCCCCAACTTCATATTTACTTGATTCGTCTTTACTCCAAATTTCTTCAGCCTGTCTTTTAGTAATAGGTAATATTTTCTTTTTTGGTTTTCCTGTAGCTGTATTATACCCATGTATATAATAGCCTTCGTAGTTTTCTCCTAGAATATCTTTATGATATTCATTACCTCTACCATAAGTACTTTCTACTCTTATATAATCAAAATCATCAAAACCATATTTTTTTTTATCTTCTAAATTTAGATAAGGTTCTTGTGAGTAAAATTCAACTTTTTTATTTCTTAACTCGTTTAGTTGTTGATTTAACTTATATAATTCAAAATCCTTATCTTGCTGATATTTTTTACTATTAAAATAATTTTCTAATTCTTTTTTTTGTAGTTCTAATTCAGATATTTTTTCTAAGTCTTCTTTTGATAACTTTTTATTAATAGAAATATCACTCAAATCAACATCTTCAACACTTTTAGCTAATTGACTAATATGATTACTTGCTTCTTGATAAGTTTTAAATGTTTGATTATCAGGAGTAGTATATTTTACTTCATACCCCGGAAGTATAAGTTTATTGTTAGAATAAGCCAATAAGTTTGCTAAATCATTAACAGTCATATTATCAGGTAATTTATCAATCTCTACTTCTTTTTGATTAATTAAAGAACGAATAAATTGTTTCATTTCTTTAAGAAGTCTTTTAAGTAAAGATATTAATTTACCATCTTTAAC